ATTATATTTCCTGAAACATCAATATTGCTAACGCTTACATCACGTATATATGCATTTCCCCAAGATTTAAGCGTAGTGCCTAAACTAGCTGTATTAGCAATTAATGGATTTAAATTATTGCTTACATCAATATTAGTAACGCTTATATCACGTATATATGCATTGCTCCACATCTTTAATGAAGAACCTAAATTAGAGATAGCGTCAATTAAAGGTATTATATTTCCTGAAACATCAATATTAGTAATGCTTATATTACCATTAAAATCAGGGTCAAATATAAGTGATAACAAACTTAGTATATCTTTAAGAGAAACAGAATTATTAATCGGTTCCATAAAAATGAAATCATTAGCTCTTACTCTTCCTCCCCTAATATCTATAGCTTCATCAGGATTTAAAGTATTTATGCCTATTCTATTATTTGACGAGTCAATACATATTAAATTAGCAGGGTCAGGACTATAGCTATAATTGCTCGAAACACTATTAATAGTGCTAATTATTTTATTATAATCAGAACTAGGCATATATTTTATATATTTTAAATATATAAAATATATAATTTCTAAACAAATATTGCACAAATATTAAACAAAATTTATATATATTTTAGAAATAATTATTTTCTCTAATTATAATATAAATAAAGAAGATGACCAAAAAATTTATGAAGGCTGACGACGGTATGTATCATATTCACGGACACAAATATCCTATGTTAATAGGTTCGCGCGCTCAAATTTGGCATGGTACAGCTTACAAAACAAAAGGAGGGCTAACTAAATCGGATTTATTAATGAATAAACGAGGCCACGTAGTTTCAAAGAAACTATATAATCGCGCAAAAAGAGAGAAACGTTTAGAAAAAGCGGGCTATTTTACAAAAAAAGGTAAATTCGGCTGGGTAAGAAGAGATGGCTCTAAAAAAAGTGCTACAAAGCGAAGAGGCAGAAAAGCCCGTGGCACAAGAAGACGGAAAATGTAAGGTTGCCAAATTAGGCAAGTCGCCTAATATATAAATTAACACTATTTAAAAAAATAGCATTAATATAATTATAGTTTGATGTATTGATTTCAAACTATGACTATTTATAATATGATTAGTTCATTATTAAGTCTCTCAAGTTATTTAATAAATTATTAAATAAGACATTAATAGGTTAAGGGATTAATTAATATAATTTTTTTATATATTAATTAATTATTTGTCTGGTCTTATATATTATAATATGTGTTATTATAATATACGCTAATATATGGCAAAAAAAAACGTTATGCATAGATTTAAGAGTTATAATACTATTAAACTAGTAATATTAATATTATTATTAGTGTTACCACTAATTGGTATATTGGTTTATAAAAATAGCCTATTTGAGGGTATGACAATAACTATTAATGGTTGTCCTAATGGTTCTGCTACAATAAGCAATAGTAATGACAATAATAGCAATACTGACAACACAAATTCAAATTCAAATTCAAATACAGAAGAAATATATACACCACCGCCCCCTGAATCGGTTGCTGACCCAACTCCTATACCTGCGCCTGCTTCATCGGTTGCTGATAATGCATCTTCAAATGTAGATAGCCCTACTTCTACTTCTACTTCTACTGCTACTTCTACTTCTACTTCTACTGCTACTTCTAATGCAGACGCTATATCAAATAGAGCATCAGGTTATTCAAATGCATTTACAGACCCTTTAAGACAAACACAAACACAAACAACAACAAGATAAAACACTTTATTTATAACTAAATTAATTATTGCTTATAAATAATAATAATACAACCAATATATTATATTTTAAATTTTTACTTAAAGATTTAATCAGTTTTTAAACTAAATAAAATATATGTTATCAAACGAATACATTAGTAATAATAATAATAAATTAACAATAAAAACCGTTCAAATTGCTCCATTTCGCATATTAATGGCAGCATTGAAAGATATTTTATTGGAAACAAACATAGTATTTACAAAACAAGGAATAAAAATAATCAATATGGATAAGACGCACACAATTTTGGTGCATTTGTTTTTAAAAGCGGAAAATTTTGAATTTTTTGAATGTAAAGAAGAAAAAATAATAGTTGGTGTTAATATTCTCCATTTATTCAAATTAATTACAACAATAGATAACGATGACACATTAACTATTTATATTGAAAACGATGATTACAATGAAGGTATTGTAACTGAGTTAGGATTAAAATTTGAAAACGGAACAATAAAACAATCAAAAATTCAAAAGTTAAAGCTAATAGAACCAGAACAAGATGAATTAGAAATACCAGATGTAAAATTTTCATCTGTTATTAATATGCCTTCAAACGACTTCCAAAAAATAATTAGAGATTTAGCAAATATTTCAGAAAAAATAGAAATAAAATCGGTCGAAGACGAATTAATATTTAAATGCTCTGGACAATTTGCTAAAGCTGAAATTAGAAGAAGTGAAAACAACGCTAATATGCAAATATTAAACAAGCAACATAATAAAATTATACAAGGCGAATATTCTCTCAAAAATCTACTATACTTTATTAAATGCACCAATTTATGTAATCAAATAGAAATTTATTTGGAAAACAATAGGCCTCTTATTGTAAAATACAATGTTGCTTCACTAGGCGAAATTAAGATGTGCTTATCATCATTGCCTAGTTCCAATAATTAGTCTAGCTATTTATGCTGCTTAAATACGCAAATTTGTTCTTCAATGGCAAATATACTATGAATAGAAAATGGGTCTTTATTGGATGATGAGTCAAAATTGTCAAAACAATCCTTTTGTTTCATCCATATTTTTATTATGCAGAAATTCTTCTTAGGACTAATAGATATTCCATTTATATTAGTGTTTATATTTTCATCATCTATTAAAGTATTACCCACAATCTTATATAATAAAATTTTAAAAATAGCAACAATATTATTATTGCTTATTTTATATGAAAAACACCCACCCTCAATATTGTCTTCTGTTTCCCATAAAGGTAGTATGGCGTCTTTCATAAAAAAGACCATTGTTTTTTTTATAATAGACTCGTGCAAATTTTCAATAAATAATGTTATTTCTTTTAAATAAGAAAATTTGGCAATGTGTTTATAACTTTCGAGAGTCCATTCATTATCATTTTGATAATGTATCCAACAACTCCAATCATTATTCAGTTTATTCATAAGTATATTAATTATAAATAAAATGTTTTTAAAATGTTTTAATTAAACTAATAATAGAAAAATAATAGAAAAATAATAAAAAAAATAATAAAGACCCATTCACTATCAAAATCAAAATAATTGTAAGGTAATATGTAGCTAATACAGCTAGTATTTACCATATTCATAAATATATTAATAATAAAATTCTTATTTTTAATATATTCTTATTTTTAATATATTTTAATATATTAAAATAAAATGATTAGTTAGTTGTATTTATTTACAGGTGCGCAAACTCCTGCAGCATTTCTAATTTTTCCAGGAGGACAAATTTCATAACAAACTAGTCCTGTTTTTGATTTATATGTTAAAGGTGTTTCATTTATAGGACACGGCCTATCTTCTGCATATTTACTTAATGATGATATAATATTTTCTGCTTTATGTGTATCGTAACTTGTTAAATCTGTGTCGTCATATTTCAGTTTATAATCAGTTGTTTTTCCAGCATCGCTAGAGTTATTCCATGCATTTTGTTCGGCAGCTGACAACTTATTCCACATTGCTTCTAATACAGCATTAATTTTAATAGAAGTAACTTGCGGGTCTTTAGCTTCTAAATCGCGTTTAACACTTTCATATTTATTGCGCTTAAATAAGTCATAACCATCTACTTTATATTCATTATCATATTTGGCATAATAGCTTTTATATTTATTAGGCTTAGTAGGCTTAGTAGTTGTAGCACTAGTTGTAGCACTAGTTATTCCAGCTATACTAACTGTTGGCAAAGCATAATTTATAGAACTTGGTCTAGAGCTAATATAATCATTGTATAATATATTATCTTGCGCTAAACTTTTTGCAAAGATTGTATGATATAATTGAGAATTAACTAGTTGCTTAGCAAATGAAAATTCGCTAAAATAGTTTAATACTTTATCAACAATAAAGTATTTTGCAGGATTATTAGATAAGTCATATACAGAGTCAGAATTTAAAGGTAATTTATAGACTTCGTCAATATTATCATATAGCTTATGACGTAATTTATCTCTATCTATTCGCTCTTCGTTTTTATATTGATCGTATTCGTAGGCATATTTTTGCTGATTTAATAGCTCCGAACCTTTTAATTCAATGTCATTATTTGAGCCATCGCTAGCATTACGTATGTTGGATTTTAAATCTTTAGATTTAGGGTCAAGACCGAAAACATGTAATAATAGTGTAGATATAATTGTCATCATAATAATAGGTATAAAAACAAAAATCCATGCAATAACAACAAATCCTAGATCGCACAATATATTGATTATTAATGTAAATATTAGCATAAATATAAATTTTAAAAAAGCCTCATTGATTTTATTGCTATAAATATCTATAAATATTTGAATTAATGAAAATCCTATATATATTAAAGCAGGGGCACAAATGCTTGATAAAAACATTAATATTATATTATATATTATATTATATAATATAACTATTGTATTAATTAGTTATTGGTTTTTTTGTAATAGTTGAATAATTGAATTATTCTTTTCATTCATAATTTTATAAACTTCTAATTGCGACTCTAAACCACTAATAATCTTATCTTTATCTTCTAACATTTTTGCAAAATGCTGTAACTGTTCTTGTTGCTTTTGAATTATTTGAACTATTTGCTCATTGTTTAACACTATTTGTTGCCCGTTTTGATTTAACACAATTTGACCTTGTCCGCCGCTTTGCTGCATTGCCATACTTTTACGCTCTTCCTCAATTTCTTTAATTTGCTTTAATACGTCAGGCTTGTTTGACGGGTCACCTGGTTTATAATTTTGTAATAGTCCATCTATTTTCTCCATATAAAAATGCCGCATAGCCTCATCTTTAACAAATTCATCTACGGTTCTTGGTGATGTTTTTTGATAATCGTTTTCTCCTTGCTCTAATAATTTTTTCTTATCAAATGTATTGTGAATATGCGAAAATACTAAAATGGTTTTCTTCGGCTCTAATTGAACAAAAGGAACACTGTAATTCTTCAAAAATGCTTTTTCTTCTGCTAAAGCAGCGTGGTCTTCATATCTGTGGTCTTTTAATAATTCACGCTTGAAAGCAAATGTCCCAGCCGTTGCATGATTTGGACCATAAGGACCAAATTGATACATTTTTTGAATATGCTTGAACCAAATATATATTTCACTAGCACCAGCGCATAGTGCAGAAGGATGAGTCATTAACATATTCACTGCGTGAGAAACACGCTCAGGAGGATAATAATCATCGTCATCCATATATACGATTATATCGCCTTTAGACTTATCGTGCATAATATTTCTTTTTTTACCTAAAGGCATTTTTCCGTCATAGTCATAATATTTCACTTGCGGAATACCTTCTACTAGGTCCTTTATTTTATCTGTTCCATCATCAATAATAATCCACTCCATTTTATCTTTTGGATAGTTTTGATGCATAAAACATTTAATAGTATACTCCCAAAAAGGACGCCTATTAAATGTAGGAGTACATATGCTTACAAATGGTAATTCTTTTTTATCTCCTGATTTTTTCTTTCCCATTTTTATAATATAATTATATGATTAACGATTTATATTTATATTATTATTTAATATATTAAATTTATTTTATTTTATTTTGATTTTCTAATTAAGGTATATAAAATAATAAAAGCCATTAATCCGCCTAATATTCCACTTGTTATAGAATTCATTTTATTAATGGACGCGACTAATACTGTTACGCAAAATAATATTGTTAATAAATTGCCGTGACTTTTAATAATATCTAAAAATTCTACTGTATTAGATAATGGTATATAAAACATATTAAATAATAATGATAGTACCAAATAAATGAATGCGCTAGCAGAACCAAACACACCTAAAGATAATGAAAACATTGCCACAATTATTAATGGAAGTATTAATAATATGTCAATTATTATAAACAATATTCTTTTACCTAATGGTCGCTTTTTATCGGTGAGAGAAAAAAACATTTTTCTAATATTGACCATTCTATAATAATTACGAGGAATATTGCATTGTATATAGTATTTTTCAAATACTAGTGAAGGATACCACCATAATACAAATATTGCAGCTGCACAACTTAAAGAAAACATAATTGATGATACCATTATTAGAAAATATAATATGTAACCATTTGCTCCGTGTAATCCTGCTATACCTGTATATTTAGCAATAATATTGAACAATATTCCTGTTAAAAACAGAAACATAATATTGCTTATTAGTGCATTATGTTTTACAACTTGTTGATATTTTATAGAACATTTTTTCAATATATAGGAAAGAATTTGTCTAGTAAAAAGTGCCGTATAAAGAAAAAATAGCGCAAAAGCTCTAATTGGTATTCTTATTAATTCTAACTTAATACTGTCATTAGCATAATCTATTAAATTATACGGAAAAGGTTTTGTTTGTTTGCTTTCAACCTCGTGTAAAGTTATACATTTTGTTCCATTTGCAGTATATTCTGCGTATGTACTTATAAAACCGCTCTTTTCTGGTCCGCCACCGGTTAATGTGCTTTCGCCTGTGCCAGTGCCTTTATTACATTCTTGATATGGATAATTACATACTACACTAGGAAACATATAGTCAATAACGCTCAATCTTTTCCTATTTGCACAAGTGGATTTATAATAAATACAGTCTTTACATTCGCCATATTTTAAGATAAATTCGTAACACCCACCAACAATTGCAGTTAGAATTAATATAACAGCACTAGCAATAATTATAGTAATAAAATCGGTTATTACTAAAGTTCTTTGTCTAATTGGTGCCGAATGACATATTGAGCGCTGATTTTCTCCACTTGCGTCTGTTATATCTATGCCTATATCATAATATTTTCCTGCAATATTTGTAATGCCTTTAGATTCTAACATACTATCGCACGTGTCATTTGAAGTATCAACAACACAACAGCCATTTGGAGACTCATCCTTATTTTCTGTAAAACTAAATGTAGCGGCATTACATTTAGGAAGTAATACAGTTCCATCTATAACATAATTACTGTTTGCAAAGTTATTACATATATCTGTTTTTGCAGGACACGTTCCTTGTGTTTTTTTTAACTTACCAAATATAGAATCACCTGAATATATTGGATAATCAAATAAAGTCATAATTTAATATGTTATATTATTATAACATATTATAATATTTAGAAAACATTTAAACACAATTCAAATTAAATAGTTAGTAAATAAATAGCATTATCATGGGTGATAATATTTATATGTATAAATTTGATAGTATGGATAAATATCTCGATTTTAGAGATGTATTAATTCTTCCTAAAAAATCGAAATTAAACAGTAGAAAAGATGTTGTTTTGGAAAGAACAATTGTTTTTCAAAATGGAGTAACGTGGACGGGAATACCTATTATTGCTGCAAATATGACAACTATTGGAACATTGGAATTATATAAAGTATTAAGCACTTATAAAATTATTACTGCTCTTCATAAATTTCATAAATTACAAGATTTGCTAGATTATAATAAAGAAAATAGTGAGTCTAAGCTAAATCCTGATTATTTTATGATTTCAACGGGAATAGGTGATGACGATTATAACAATTTAACATTTATTTTAGATAATTTCGAGTGTAAATTCATTTGTGTTGATATAGCAAATGGTTACATTTCTAAATTTAATGATTTTTGTAAAATATTAAGGAGTGAGTATCCTGAAAAGATTATTATAGCGGGTAATGTATGCACAAGCGAGGGAGTAGAGTTATTAAATGCATTAGAAATTGACATTGTTAAAGTTGGTATCGGTGGAGGGAGTGCATGCACTACACGAATTCAAACAGGAATAGGGATGCCACAGCTAAGCTGTATTTTAGAATGCGTACAAGAATGCGCTGAGTATAATCGCGTTAATTTTGACATATGCTATGAATATGATCAAAATAAACATAACAAGTCTTATGTTTTGAGTGATGGTGGCATTACTTGTCCGGGTGATTTAGCAAAAGCTTTTGGAGCTGGTGCTGATTTTGTAATGATTGGCGGAGCATTTGCAGGGCACGATGAAAACCCAGGACAAATTGTTTGCGATGAAAAAACGGGAGCTAAACATAAACTGTTTTATGGTATGAGCTCGACTTATGCAATGAAAAATAATTATGCAGCAAATAATAATAGTGATTATAGGAGCTCTGAAGGGCGAGAACTCAAAGTTGCTTATAAAGGTGCATTAAAAAATACTATTGAAAATTATTTAGGGGGATTAAGAAGTGCATGCACTTATACAAATAGCGCTAATTTAGAAGAATTGGCGCTTAATACCAAATTTATTATTGTTAATAATCAATATAATTCACATTTATTATAATATTATAAATATAAAATGTTATATTTCGTATATAAAATGTTATATTTAGTATATAATATTTTGTATATATAATATTATATGGCATCATTTAAAGAATTTGAGGAACGTGATATTATATATAGAACTGAATTGGATAACCCTAGAAATAATGATGATGTATTAGCTGAAGAAAGAGATAAACTTACTGCCTCTATAGGAGAGGATCGCTTAGTTTACATAGACGGACAACCAGTAATGAATCCAGAGCGCAAACCACCAACATTGACTAGGCAATTATCTGAAATTGCGGTAACCAATCTATATATAGATTCACGTCACATAAATACTCAAGATAGTGAATCGCGTATTATAACATCCATAGCTACTATAAATAAGTATTTGAAAAGGTTTGGTCTCAAATGGGATATTACATTTGAAACTATTTATGATAAGTTAAGAAAAAATGGACAATACCTTGGAAATACATTATATGGTATTTGGCGTTTAGACGCTGGTGCAAAGTTAGTCATGTTAGAATCATTAGGTCAGGACAAAGATGAAGAAGGCTCAGAAACTTTAATTATAGATTATTCTAATTTAAAATATAGATTACTAGATTGTAAACCGTCCAAGAGTGCTGATGGTGAGTTTGCTAAAGAACTACAAAAATGGATAAATAAAAAAATGGAGAGATGTAAGAGAATTATAATTAGCATTCAAGAGAACGATAAAAATAACACAACATTTATACAGTTTAAAGATGAGTTAAAAAAGATATATGGTACTATGAATGTTATTATAATAATAGGTTCTAATGCTTCATCATATGATGATCTCAATATTGCTTACATTGTTACAAATTTATTACCTAAATCTACAAAATACATTATATCTAGCGATAAATTTAGAGATATTCATAAAATTAATCCTGATGGTACAACATCTCCTATATTTGTAAGCAGTGGTAAATTGATAATGTTTCCGGTAGAATTTAATTTTTGTGAAGAAGGCACAATAGAAGGCACAATAGAAGGCACACATAAAAGATATAGGAGCTATAGGAGCTATAACGGAGGAACCAATAAAAATAAAAAGTTATTACTAAATAAATATAGTAAAAAAATTAAATATACTAGAAAAGTTAAAAAATTACATAAAAAAGTAAAAACATCACATAAGAAACATAAAACAACTATAAAAGCACATAGAAAATATAGTAAAAAGTATAAAAAACATAGAACATATAAAAGTAAAAGACTATAAAAGTAAAATCTTATAAAATCTTATTTAAATATTTTATTTAGAATAAAAAATTTAAATAATATTATAGTTTATAGTTTATAGTTTATAGTTTATAGTTTATAGTTTATAGTTTATAGTTTATAAAAATTTTATAAATAATATTAGTATATACTAATATATATTAATATTATTATGAAAATTAGTAATAAATATAGAAATTTATTCAAAATGGCGCTCTTACTATTTATAATAGTGTCATCTAGTTATGTATTATTTGTGACAACTAGTGAAAATAAAATGAGAGAAAACCTAGCTAATAATAACAAAGATTGTTCTAATTGCACGATTAAACCGGACTCTGGAAACTGTGTTCCAATATATGATATAAGTTACAGTTATAGTCTAATCCCCAATAGTATAAATAAATATAGATTAGATATTTGCAATATTATTACATCTAATGTTTTTTGTCAATGGGAGTCGCAATGTATATTTGACAACATAGCATCGCAAAATGATCGTGGTTTGCTAGCAAACAGCAGTATTAACCAAAGTATTTATGATGTCACTTGTTGCTCTGGAAGTTCATTTTACAATAATAATGATATAAATTTTAATTATAGTGGTGTTAAAGACAACACCAGCAATATAACAGATTGCGCAAACATAAAAAATATTATTAAACAAAGCATTAGCGGTTCCATAGACCTAAGTTACGATCAGCAAATTTTCAATGCAACTAATAACATATGTAATACTTTAGAACCAACCGGGCGCTTATTTAACAAAAGAGGTATGTTATTTTCTAAAACTGAAAGCAAAACCAACATTTTTAGTGACCCAAAAACTATGCCTAATGACATATTAATTTTTATTTCAACAAGTAATATTAGAAATGAAATTAATGCAATTATAAGTGGGTCGCGCTCTCCTAATATACAGCCTGGTTCTCTTAATGGGTTTAATGAAGTAGCCTTAAATAATATTATAACACAACTTACACAACTGAACGATGCTTTAGTCTTAAAAGCGAGAACTGAGAATTTACAAAGACAATTAAAAAGGTCTGATCTAACAGCGGAGCAAAAATCTAGTTTTAACTCTATGTTAAATAGCCTGCAAGCAGTTTATCGTGTTGCTCTTCCTAATGCCTTATTACAAGAACGCAAGGATTATAGCTATAAACTATTAAATAAAAACAATAGTCTTTTTAATTTAGCAAATCCTAATCAATATTTATTGAATTCGGACCAATTTTTTAATTGTATGGGTGAAATAAAACAGGACTCCAGTGGTTCATTTACTAGCGCACAATTAACCGATTTTAGTGTTAATGATTATTTTGGAACAGCAGGAAGACCTGTAACACAAGGAGGTCTAGGAGAAGCCCCTTATAGTGCATTAGGTTCTATACCATCTAACTCGTATCCAAGCAATACTGATTTGGAAATGGAATTGAAAAGATTAGAAACTATTCCTTCGTCTGGAAGTGCTCCAGTAAGTGTTATAAGCAGTTATTTAAATACTATAAATGGTTTCTATGAAAAACAAATAGCTAATTCAACAGGACCACGAGAGCATAGTTATAACCAAGAATTAGTATTTGATAATAATAGCCTCGAAACAAAGGAATCTACTTTTTTCACCTATAATAAAGATGAAAATAATGTTTATGATTGTAAGCCAAGTATTACAGGTAACTCTAAATTTGACTATTGTGGTCCTGAAGCATATTATGAGACTCCAACGTTTTAATAGTTTCTAAATTTATATAATATTTTTATACTAAGTTTAAATTATAAAAATATTTCTAAATAGTTTCTAAATAGTTTCATTTTGTATAAGTGTGAAATACTAGCGCAGCTGTTCCGCCTAATAATTGAGCAATTATAAAAGCAACAAATTTAGCTACATCGATTTTATTAGATAATAACATCATAAAACTTACAGCAGGATTAAAATGGCCTCCTGACACTTTACCTCCGAAATAAATAACGGCTGCGAGCGTTAAACCAATAGCCAGTGCATCGCCTGTTTTTAATATTACTCCTAAGAAAATAAAAGTCCCTATAAATTCCGTAAATAATTGCAAAAGCATGGTTTATATAGTATATAAAAATATATTATATTTACCAATATTTTTCCAATATTTTTCCTAAAAATATTATATTTCCTAAAAATATTATATTTACCGCTATTTTTCCTAAAAATATTATTTACCATAAATAAACGTGGCTCAAAATTTTCGCATTATAATAACCTTGCGATTTCTTTTTTTCTAAAGTAATAGCTGAACCGCGTTTTTTTGTTCCAGAATGCCTATTAAAATAGTTTTGCATACGTTTGCGATTATTATGATTTTTATGCGAATATAATTTTAGGGGAGTTCTATCTTTATATTGCTCATAATCCGAAGCTCCAAAATGTATTTTTCGTATTTTTCTGGTTGATTTATCTTGAACATATGCTGTATACTTTTTACCACTTATTTTACTCTTTTCAAATTTAATTATTCTTTCTTTCATATATATAGTAAATATATATAAAGACAATAAAATAAAATATATTTATAGACCTATTATATAAGCACTGGCATATATGCCTCTTGTTATACCTGTAAAATATTTACCTTGGCGCCTTACTAAAAAAGATAGAAAACAGCAACTTAGACAACTTAAGAAATCTAGAAACGCATACAAGAAACATATTTATATTACACGAAAAAAAGTTAAATCATATAAGTCGAAAAAATCGCAACATTTATTAAAAGCGCAAAAAATATATAAGTTAGCTACTATTAGCGTAAATGCAAATCTCTCTAAAAGAACGGGATGCTCTATAAATTCGCTGCGTAAAATCGTAAATAAGGGACGCGGAGCCTATTTTTCATCTGGGTCTAGACCTAACCAAACTGCAGAAAGTTGGGGATTAGCCCGACTAGCTAGCTCAATAACTGGTGGAAAAGCGGCTGCAGTTGATTATAGCATATTAGAGCAAGGTTGCTCGAAAAACTCTAAGGCATTAAAATTAGCGCGCCAAGCCAAGAAAAAACACGGACATGGAACTCGACGAGTGGCTAAACTTAAATTATAAAAACTATATAAAAACTAGCTAGCAAACATTAGTCCCGCTAATCCGTTTTGAAAAACTAATACGTTATATTTCTCTTCAATAACATATAAATTGTAATAATATTTATAAATATTTGTGGGGTCTTTTGATGTTCCAATTACTACTTGTGTATCTGGGTCACATAGCGTTGTAAAAACCGCACTTGGGTCTAGTGGCGGATTACTATAATTATTGTATTCAAATTCGATTGTTTTGAAAAAATTGGTATTTAATGCACCATTAGGTTGTTGCTTAAATGGGTCAGTTGATAATCCAAAATTATAACTATATAACCCCACTTTAGAACATATTCCATTAGATTTGCTATATTTTTCTAATTTACTAAATATTGCGCTGTCAAAATCCGTTTCTCTATATTTACCATCAAAAATTAGGGCAAAATTTTTCATTATTTCACATTGATTGGTTTGGTCATTTAGCGATGGACTATTACCTGTAATATAAATATTTTTAGAAATGTCTCCAATAGCATAACTAAATTGTGGATTATAATATTTAAAGTTTTGGGCAATAGCAAATTTTTGCAAATCATTTGGAATTTTATTTTCATATACCCAGTTTGTATAATTAGACCATTCATTGCGCAAAGCAACATCGCTCCTTTGAAAATACCACATCCAATTTTTAATTAATCCGTTTGACTCTAACTTAATTTTATTAGACTTAATAACTCGCTCAAACTTATATTCGTAAATCTCTCGTATTAAATAATTTTGAGTATTTTTGGCAAAATGTGTTCGCTCTTCTTCAGCTAAAAAACATTGCGTACATATTAAATGAATAGAGCTGTTAATTTTAGTCGGCAAGTCTTTATAACTATCTACATTTGGCTGCAAATCACTTAGTGGAGGAGGATTAATAAATCTTTTAAATTGGTATTCGATTATATTTTGATTAGGCTGTATTTGAGGAAAATTATTATATGGTATAGGATTTACACTATTATTATATAATACATCTTTAATTGTAAATAACTCCATTATAGGTCGCAATGTAAAATTAATAACTAATTCGCTATATTGTAAGCAAATTAGTGGAAACGCCATAATTGAATTCATAGAAAACCACGAATTTATTGGTATATATAAATTATATTCATTAATCGATGGCTCAATCCCGCTTATATCAGAAGACGCGTTTTTATATACACTTGGATAGTTATTATTTCTATTATTATAATTTGCGGGGTCATTTAGTTCGCTAATATTACCTGTCATAATATCAAATAGTGCTTTCTTATGTGCATCAAAATCACGCTCTACAATATTTTGTAAATAATGTCCGCTGAATTTTTGTATAGTAGCACCATTTACAGTTATATTGACCGACTCAATAATTTGACACCCTATATTTTTAATCCATTTAAATTCATAAGGCCTATAATCATTAGCATCATATTTTAATAATGGGCTCCATATTTTTGGCAATTTTACAACTAAATAAGTATCCATTAATAAATCGCCATAACGCTGCATTTTAAAACTATAACTAGATTTTTTGGTTACATCTAATTCCATTTGTCCGGTTTGGTCAATTCTAAATTTTTGTAGCCCAAAATTGGTATATTTATAATATGTGGACTTGAAAAAAGTCTTTGTGGGATTACCTGTTAAAATAATATTTTGATTTCCTAGCGCTATTAAATTTAATAGTCCTCCTGCCATATTATAATATATTAATAATAATTAATAATATATTATATTATTTATGTTATAATAACTATTTTTAAATTAAATTTAACATAATATAATATAATATTATTTTATAATAATATTTAATAATAATAAATAGTATATGTCTAATCCTACTCCTACTCCTAATCCTAATCCTGTTACTTCATTCAAAATGCCAAATATTAGTAGAGGACAATATTTCTATATAACATTGTCAATAGTAATATTTATAGTATTACTTTTATTTAGCTGGGTCGCTAATAGATTAAGTTTGAAAACCAGAAGTTGCAATAAATTAAATATATATTGGCCCACATTAACAAATACGACCTATTTTAATAGCCCCACTACTAACACCAGCGGGGCTACTACTAACACCAGCGGGGCTACTGTAAAAACTGGTAGCGGGTTTGGGATTGATAGTTCACATAATAAATTAATAAATTATCACGTTAAAAGTGCTTATAATTGTTGCTGTGGTGATGGCTATAAAAATAACTTTGTTGCGCTTTGTGCTTTAGAAAAGTGTATTGCAAATGGTTGCAGATTTTTAGATTTTGAGATTTATTCATATAATAACGAGCCTATTATTGCAGCGTCAACTGCTAATAGTAATTATATTAAAGAAACTTATAATTCACTGTCATTAGAAGAAGTATTAATCACTATTAAAGAAAAGGCTTTTAATCTTACTTATACAAATTGCGCAAATGATCCATTAATATTAAATTTTAGAGTTATGAGCACTAACTTGGCTATGCTTAAAAAAATGGGCGATTTAATCGAAAAACATTTAGCTGACGCTGATGGGGTTTTTACACTTGAAACCAGAAAAGGACCGAATTTAATATTTATGGAAATGTCAGAATTGTATAGAAAAGTTATTATAATTTGTGAATTTAACCCATTGCCTAGTATTATTGATACTAATGCCGATTTAAGTAAATTGAAAGACTACATTAATTTGAAAGCCAAAGGATTATTTTGCAATACATTTAGATATAATCAAATTGCTTCTAAAAAAGGTTCCTTATCATTTATAGAGTCCACAAAGACAAAATATACCATTGTATTACCAAATTTAGATAATTCAATAATAAACTTTGATCCTGCGCTATCTTTTGATACCGGATGCCAGGCTATATGTATGAAACACCAGAATATGGATAATAGCTTACTTGGATATAATGCGTTATTTAAAACAAAGCAAAACTATTGTTGGTTTAAAAAATCAAGAATAGAGTTATTAAATATAGATATACCAAGTGTTCCCGACACAACCAATTTAGGTGTAAATCCTAGTTTTTAGCGCGCTATTTTTCATATAATTAGGTTACATTACATTACATTATATTATAATATTACTAGTATATAATATAATAGTTATGAAAGAAACATTTGAAGAAAAAGAATTACAAATATTGAGAAAGGCAATAGATAATGCTACTTCAATTAGTGGTCGAAAACTTGTTCAATCAGATGCAGTAAAAAAAATTATAGAAATTCTAGAAAACTTCTTAAGAACGCATAAAACGCTATGTTACGGTGGAACAGCCATAAATAACATATTACCAGAGCAATATAGATTCTATAACAAAGATATTGAAATACCAGATTATGATTTTTTTTCACCTCTAGCTATGGAATATGCGAGAGATTTAGCAAATATTTATTATAAAGCTGGCTACGAAGAAGTTGAAGCAAAGTCAGGTGTTCATACAGGAACATATAAAGTGTATGTGAATTTTATTCCAATAGCAGACATCACGTATATGGAAAATAATTTATTTAAAAATATATACCAAAAAGCAATAAAGATAAATGCTATAACTTATTGCCCGCCTAATTTTTTACGAATGGCTATGTACCAAGAGCTCTCTCGGCCTATGGGTGACGTTTCGAGGTGGGAGAAAGTTCTTAAGCGTATTATATTATTAAATAAACATTTTCCGTTAATAGGACAATCTTGCAAAAATCTAGATTTTCAAAGGCACTATGAAGGCAGTGACAATAAACAGGGAGAGATTTATGAGATTACTAAAGATTGCTTCGTAAATCAAGGACTTGTTTTTTTTGGCGGTTTTGCTAGTGCTTTATATAGTAAACATATGCCATATAAAGAACGCATACAAATTTCTAAAATTCCGGATTTTGATGTTTTAAGCGATAACCCGGAGGCAAGTGCTAGAATATTAAAAGAGCAATTGAATTATGAGGGTTTTAAAAATGTTACAATTAATAAAAAACAGCCTATAGGTGAATATGTTGCCGTTCATTATGAAATTGTAGTAAATAAAGATGTAATCGCATTTATTTATAAATCAACTGCGTGTCATAACTACAATGTTATAGTCATTAACGGTCAAAAAATAAAAGTAGCAACAATAGATACAATACTGAGTTTCTATTTAATATTTATATACGCTAATAGGCCGTATTATGATGAAAATAGATTATTATGTATTGCTGAGTATTTATTCAAAGTTCAACTAAATAATCGCTTGCAACAAAAAGGGTTATTGCGCAGGTTTAGTGTTTTGTGTTACGGCAAGCAACAAACATTGGAAGATATGAGAGAAGAAAAGTCTAAAATTTATTCGCAAGTTAAAGAAAATATAATCTCTCGAGATTCTAAATTATATAACCTAAATTTCTTTAGATATATACCGAAAGAAGTATATGATAGTTCAAATAATAAACTAGAAAAATCAAGGTCATCAAAGAAGACCAAAGCTAAGTCTAAGAGACGACCTGCTAAGTCTAAGAGACGACCTGCTAAGTCAAAGAGACGACCTGCTAAGTCCAAGAGACGACCTACTAAGTCTAAGAGACGACCTGCTAAGACTAAGAAAAATAAGAAAAATAAGAAAAAATATAATATAGCTTATTATTAAATAATTAATACTTCAAGACTCTCAATTTCAATGTTTTATTTTTAACATTATTATATATTGCACTTTTTTGCTTGTTAAAACTAGCTTTTTTATGCTTGTTAAAACTAGCTTTTTTTCGCTTGTTAAAACTAGCTTTTTTTCGCTTGTTAAAACTAGCTTTAACAATTTTAAAAAATGGTTCTAACAGCTCTCCATTATTTACTTCAGGGTGCCCTTGAAAACCATAAAAAGGATAGCTATTATGTTTTACTATATCAATAAAGCCCTTATTATTTTTATCTAAGCTAGTAGCCATTATTTTATAATCGCCTATATTAGTTTTAGGGTCAACTGCTAACAAATTATTATGTATTATTTTCTTGGTCTTATGTAACCGCTTATTTCTATATTTTTTACTAAATAGCGGAGCATTATAATTCTTATAACACTTTACGTTTATAAACGTCTTCTTTATATGGTTTTTGGTTATATTATAATTGCGTTCTATTAAAATCATATTTTCGTAACCATTACAAATCCCTAAAATGGGGAATGGTCGTGTTACTGCGTTTATATGTTGCGCTCGTAATACTAAAAATTTTTGCATTTTGAAATAGGCTTTGTAGAATTTATTATTATAAAAGTTGCCTGCTTGACCTCCTGGAAATATTAAACCGTCTAAATCATTAAGTAAGTCATTTAATTTTGATTTATTAATAGTATATTGAATAATTATGTAATTTATATTTTTCTTTGCTAATAGTCTTAGCAAGGTCTTATCTAAGATTAATTCTCTCGAATCTTTATTGGTTAAATTAATATAAGGTGTTGCTAATATACCTAATGTAGGCATAGCTTGCGCAGGCATAGCTTCTAACATACTATTTTATTATTTATATACATAACTATAAATAATAAATAAAGACTATAATAAAACAATATAAAAACAAGTGCTAAGTGTTTAACCAATTCGGGGGAAGCCGACCAAGTTAGCACCAATACCGAAACCAGCACCGCTTCTAGCACTTACTCCCATGCTAGGAATAAATGTGTCTAGTATAGAGAATGTCGCAGCAGCCATTAGCGCAATGATGGCAATTTCTTCCATTTTTAATGGTTTTTGTGGAATAACAAATGCAACAATCGCAACCATCAAACCTTCTACTAAATATTTAATAGCTCTTTTCACTATTTCTCCCATATTGAAATTCATTTTTGTTTATATTATTAAATAAGAAAAAAATATAATTTTTACTTAATTATTTTATATAATTAAAATTTTCACTAAATAGATTAATACAAATTTTCACTAAATAGTTTAATACTAAAAATATACTAATACTAAAAATATAATAAAATTATATTACTAAAAATAGTAAATATATTAATAAAAATAAATACTTAAAATTATATTAATAATACATTTATATATTATATGTCAACCAAAAAATCTTCTAAATCTAAATTAGTGGAGAAGTCAGAAACTAAAGAATATGTGGATTTATTAGATGAGGACAAACCTATTAGTGGGCAAAAATACGTATGCTTAAGTTTTATATCACCAGAAGACCATATAAAAAATAAAAACCTGTTTTATTTTGAGAAGTTCTTGGCTAATTTTGAATTTAGAAAAACATTTGAAAAATACACACAATTCTTAAATTTTTTATCTTATAAATACAATTTGGATTTTAATAAACTCACTAAAGATATGGAGGAATTTGTTGAAGAAGAAAAAGACAAGCTATTTTTAACAAGTCTTGATGATGAATATAAATCATTTTTAGATATTAAAGAAGAAGACTTGCAAAAAGAATATAATACCACGCATCAATACCAAACCAATACACGAGGTATTAAAGTGCGTGGTGTATTTGGTTCTCAAGAAGAGGCAGAATTGCGGTGCAAATTTTTGAGAGATGCCGACCCTAATCACGACGTATATGTTGGAGGAGTTGGAATATGGATGCCTTTCCACCCTGAAGCGTATAAAACTGGTCGTGTTGAATATTTGGAGAAAGATTTAAATGAACTAATGGCGCAAAAAAAGAAAAATGATGAAATTTCTAAAGAACAATTTAAAGAGCGCGTAAAAGAAAGCAAGAAAAAGGCTATTCAGGAAAATATTGCTAAAGCTCAAAAAGAAGGAAATAAATTAATGCAAACTATTGACGAAGAAGGAAACCTTATAAATGCGGATAGAATGGATATTCCTGGAAAGAATTTACTGTTTGGAGATGGAGATGGTGATGATGTGTCGACTGCTGATTTACGTAAAGAATTATTCGAGGCACAAGACGTTATTGTTGGAAAACAGGAAAATAATGACCACGGGCTTTCACAAATTTTAGAGCGCCAAAAAGAATTAGCTGCTAAAACAGAAGATGAACAAGAATGATAAAAATTTATTCTTAATTTAACATATTTTAACCTCCTAAAATATGTTATAAATATAAAAATATAAAAATAAAAAAATCCAAAGCTTAGGATTCTTCTAATGCTTCTATTCGCTGCGTTATATTTTTTAAAATAGCATTTTGCTCTTGCAAAGCTTTGATTAGCAATAAATCAAAACTGCTATAATTAACCACCTTATACTTAATCAATCTTCCTTCTTCTACATCTTTTGGACTTGGTTCTAATTCAGTTACCAAATTAGGAAACACGCTTTCTAATTCTTGCGCTAATACACCAATATATTTAGTATTTGGAGAACCCTTCATAGTATAATCAACCACTCTAACTTTTAGCAAATCTTCTAATTTAGGACCGCTAGTAACAATATTTTCTTTCAATCTACTATCACTTAGCGCACCATACGAATTATTTATATTTCTTATAGTACCATCTCCGGTAATTTGAACCTTCAAATCTCTCGTTAATGTAACATCACTATAATATTCTTTCATTATTGCGCTACTTAGGTCAGATTCAAAATTTTTACGACTATAACCATCACTCCTATAAATATGATTAGATATATCTCTTGCTATGACTAATGAATTAACAATAATATTGCCCATTACAAGTAAATTACCGCTAATTGTTGTCGTTGGCGCATTAATTGTTAATGTTTTATTTATTCCATATACAGTGTTATAAGTATTGTTGCTTTGGATTAATGTTGTCCCATCTCCAGATAATGCGTGTATTCCTGCTTTAGAAGTTGCAGTTTTACCACTAAGAACATTGCTTACTTGATTCCAATAATTATTAGCATATGCAAACACTCTTACGTAGCCTCTATTATTACTATTATTGTCCGAACCTATAGAAACAATTGAGCCGTCGTTTGATATAGCTACACTGGCGCCGAATTCATCGCCTCCTGATATTCCTACAAGGCTTTGACCTAATTGGGTCCAAGTTGTTTGATACCTATATACATACGCTTGACCAACATTAGTAATAGCAGGAATATTATATCCAGGAGCACCAACAACAATAGTATTTCCATTAGCAGATAATTTCAAAGATCTTCCAAAATATAAATAACTTATATCGGGTCCTTGAATAATACCTTTATTTTCCCAAGTTGTGCCCGTCCAAGTAAAAGTTTTCACTTGTCCAGCATTAATTATATTATTAGCATTATTAACATTTAAACATCCACTAGCAAGTGTTAGTCCATCTAATGATAAAGCAGTCGCATAGCCTTCATAAGTCCCAGGCTCACCTGCAATGGTTTGTCCTTGTTGTCTCCAATCACTTACACTAGAGCTAAAATCATATACTCTAACAGCTCCCGCATTAGTTCCATTTAAATTATCTTTCCACGCACCAATAGCAATCCTATTTCCATTTCCTGCTAAACTTATGCTGTATCCGCTTTCACTACCAAGTGTTTGTCCGTTAATAGCAAACCCTTTTTGTAGCCATTTATTAGTATTATTACTAAGCTCAAATAGCCTAACTTGACCATTGTTAATTCCTGATTCATCGCTAGCTATTGAACTGCCAGCAACAACTCTTCCATCACTTGATAAGGTTAAATCCCATCCAAATTGGTCATCGTTACTTAGGCCGACAATAATTTCACTGCTTAATCCAAGTTGGTTCCAAGTAGATGGCGCTTGATTATACGACAATTCATAAACATAAATTCGCCCTTTTGAAATGTCGATTTGATAAGAAGAAGACAACGCAACTACTTTTCCATCATTTGAAATTGCTATTTTTTTATTAGTTAATGGTGGTCCGTTAGGTGTTACTGTATTAGATTCATCAGACGCGGTTGAATCACCTACTTCATTTGTTGCTATTACTCTAAAAGTATAAGATATGTCGTTAGTTAATCCACTAATTGTTGCTGTTCTTGTTGAGCCATTTGCAGTCGTTACTTGAAAACTACCAGAACTACTTGTTACAGAATAACTTGTTACACTATAACTTGTTATTGGTCTACCGCCATCATTTGTAGGAGGGCTCCAATTTATAGTGGCTTCAACATTACGTGAGGTTGCTGTTACATTTCTGGGTGCTTCAGGTTCTCCAAAAGGTGTTGCATTTACTATAAAAGATGGAGGTGAATTACCCGCATTACTACTTATTGTAATTACTCTAAAATAATATGTTATACCATTAGTTAATGGAGATACTAATTTATAAGTTACTCCACTAGAAACTGTTGCAAAAGTAGCCCAAGTTGATAAATTTCCACTTATTTCAATTATATAATCAGTAATAGTACTGCCGTTACTTATTGCACTATTCCAACTTAAATCAACTTTAGAATTACCTGCAGTTGCTAATACACCAGTAGGTGCGCTTGGAGTAGTAAATGGTATTACTCCATTATATATAGCTGGTGTTTGTGAATTTCCTACAGCAGTTATTGCTACTAAACTAAAATCATAACTTTTATTAGTTAATTCAGTTACAGTTGCAGTCATTGATGTATTACTTATTGCAGATAGAGTTACTGTTCCTTCCGAATAATTATTTGTTACAATATAACTTGTTATAGGAGAACCACCATTAGATAATGGCGGAGTCCAAGTTAGTGTAACCAGACCATTTCCTGGGATTGCACTTAAATCTCTAGGTTGCCCAGGAAAATCAAAGGTTGTTGTATCTGTAAGACTTGGGTCTACAGTAGGACCAGCAATATTTATTGCATATATTCTAAAATAATAACGTGTATTATTTCCTAATTCACTTACTCGGAAAGTATTTATTGAAGCATTAGTTGAAATATCACTACCCCAAGCATTAATACCATTATTACTTCTTTGAATTAAATAACTAAGAATATTTCTTCCACCATTAAACAGTGGAGGACTCCAAGATAAATCTACTAACCGAACACCTGCGACAGCAGTAAAATTTCTTGGTGTATTAGGTACAGTAAATGGTGTTGCACTAATATCTCCAGCTGGAGATATACCACCTTGTGCGTTAGTTGCAGTTACAGTAAAAGTATAAAGGGTACCATTAGTTAATCCTAAAGCGGTTGCGGTTGTTGTTCCAGGATTTAGTGGTACTGTTACTGTTACACCTGCATTAGTTCTTGTTACGTTATAGCCTGTTATTGATGAACCACCAATAGTTGCAGGTTCATTCCAACTTAAATCAACACTAGCACTTCTTGCAATTGCTCTTATATCTCTAGGAACACTAGGATTTGTGTATGGTATTGCTGTAACTGAACCAGACGGAGATATACCACCTTGTGCGTTAGTTGCTGTTACAGTAAAAGTATAAGAAGTACCATTATCTAAGTTTCTAATGGTTATAGTTCTTGTTGTTAAAGTTACTGTTCCAACTGTACTAGTTACATTATAGCTTGTTATTTCTGAACCACCAATAGTTTCAGGTACATTCCAAGTTACAGTAACTTGATTATTACCTGCACTTGCTGATACACCTGTAGGTGCGCTAGGATTTGTAAATGGTGTTGCTGTAACTGAATCAGATGAGGTAAAACCTGCTCCGTTAGTTGCTGTTATAGTAAAAGTATAAGGGGTACCATTAGCTAAGTTTGTAATTGTTACATTTCTTGTTTCAGAATCTACTGTTCCAATTGTTCCAACTGTTCCACCTGTACTGGTTACATTATAACCTGTTATTGCTATACCACCATCACTTGCAGGTACAATCCATGTTAAATAGACACTAGCATTACTTACAGTTGGTGTTATATTTCTTGGTACACTTGGTGCAGTATATGGTGGTAGTGGTGTTACTGGAGTAGATGATCCAGATGGTGGTGAATCGCCTATATCATTTGTTGCTACTACTCTAAAAGTATAAGCAACACCATTAGTTAAGTTTGTAATTGTTACAGTTCTTGTTGAACCATTGCCAGTTGTTGCGGTTCGTCCTCCAGGACTACTTGTCACAGTATAATTTGTTATTGCTGAACCACCATCGCTTTGCGCAGTCCAATATACTGTAACTTGTTCATTACCTGGACTTGCTGTTACATCTATTGGTGCACTTGGAGTATTTACTACAGTCACATAAGCGGCAGCATTATTATGTTGTGTACTATTAATATCTGCCTGACCATCGTGCCATTTATTATCATACCATAGAAATTCTATGTAATTGTCAAAATAATCTGGTTGTTGTGAATTCCAATTAGTATAATTCCATTGATCTCCATTAATCCATTCCCATGTCGAAGGCCCTCCGTCATTTGTACCGAATACCTTTCTTTTTCCTCCTATCCATAAATGAAGGTAAGGATTCAATGCGTTTCGTAAATTTACAATTGTATTATTTTCTTCTTCACTTAAAATACTTGCTAAACTACGACCTGGAACAGAAGCAGCATTATCTCTATGCCATTGCCATGATTGGGGTGTTGTGTTCACTTCAAAAGTACGACGTTGTGCCATAAAATATTTTAAATAAATATATTATATATTATATTTATAAAAATATAATATAAATAGCATATTAATTTTACAACTTATACACCAATATCTTGTCCAATTTGGTTCCATAAAATATTGTTAAATTTTTGACTATAATGACGCGTATTTATTGTTTCAATGCTAATAGTTGAACTATCTAAACTTGTTAATCTAATAGTAGAAAATGATATATCTATTTGTTCTTTTAACTTAGCATATGATGCATCAAAAGTGCTCTTTAAAACGTATGATAAATCGAGCATATTACTTAAAAAAATTAATGAGCTATCAATTATATTAGGATTAGAAACACTGCTTTTTACAATATAAGACGCGTCCAAATATGTTTTAAGTTCGCTAAATGAGGCGTCAAATGTTAGCGCATCAACATACGAATTGTCTATTATATAAGTTCTAAAAGAATTATATGAGACTTCAAAGTTAGAATATGTTATAAATGAATTATCTATTTGAGTTCGTGTGTAAACAACATTGTAAGAAGCCTCATTATTAGTTTTTAGTTGGCCAAACGACAAATCAAAATAATTATTTAGATTAGCGAGAGATGCATCAGTAATAGTTTTTAAAGCTATTAATGATACATCAAGAGCCACACTCTTATTTTCAACACTTAACTGACCACCGACAAAGTTCCAAGTTAATCCGTTATATTTTATTGATGCCACATTCCAAATATTTAATCCTGCATTATTGGTATTCAAATCATTTACATCTATTAAATTAGTGGCAATACTTAAAGTTATATCACTTATTTCAACAATAGATGAGGCAATAGTTGTGTTATTTCCGTAAACCATTAAATCGCCGTTAATAATTAGGGTTCCGCTAGCATTGTCGTGTCCTGACGGGTCAATAGTAAATAGGCTCGGCACTTTTAGCAGACTAGTAAGTAAGTGTCCGTTAATGCTTAGATCATTCAAAAAGGAGGTCTTGCGCACAACTAGTTCATTACTTATAGAAATATTTCTAGCGCTCAAGTCTAGCGTTAAAATTTTATTGCTACTTAACTCTTCTTTAACACTGTCTATATAATTCTTAATACTATTATATAATGTTACATAGCTTGTTCCTTTTACAATTAAATCATTGCTTATAGTTGTTGCTCCGCTAACACCTAAGATGTTTCTTATATAAACCGAATCATTAAAACTCGAGTCGCCTCCGCTCACATTAATGTATGTAAAATATGCATTACTCCTTCCAATGCTAGGATTTGAAATACTAGGATTGTAGCCAATAGTTGTTGCTCTAATATAACCACCATTAATACTAGTGTTGTCATCAATGATTGCATTACTCCTTGCTTTATCTCTTACAAAAAGCGTATCAATATTCAATGTTTTACCCGTAATATTTATAATATTTGATAAATCTAGATTATCCAAAGTAAGACCATAATTAAAAGTAGTATTATTATTAAAATTAATGGGTTCATTGTTGGTCTTAAATTCTATATTGTTAGCAGATGATTCTATTATTAAATTATTAGATAGTTCTAATGAGGTAAGTTTATCACAAAAAAATCTATAAGATATGTGATTTACATTAAAATCGCTAGCCATATAATATAATTTAATATAGTTAAATAATATTATAATTTAAAATCTGTGCCATAAAAACTATTTTACGCATTTTCTTTAAGTTGTTTTTTCTTATCTTGTAATCTCTCCAGTCTTAAAGCTAAATTATTGATTATTACTTGCTGTTCTTGTAGTGCTTTAATTAGCATAACATTAAAACAGCTATATTTAACCGATTTATATTTTGTTACAGCATTTGCATTTACATAGTCCTCTGAAACTAAGCTCGGGAATAGCTGTTCTAATTCTTGCGCCACAACGCCTATGTATTTTTTATGCGAGTTATTCTTTAAGTTATAATCAACTATTCTAACTTTTAGTAAATCTTCTAATTTGGGGCTAGCATCAACTATATTTTCTTTCAATCTACTATCACTAATGGCTCCTCTTCCTGTTTGATAATATAAACTCCCGTCCGCAAGAATATAGAGAACTTTTCCAAAATCTCCAAAATTATTAAATTTGCTATAATATTCATCTATTATGGTCTCGGGATTAGAAGAAAGACGATAAATTGAACTATAACCATTATTACTAAAAGTAAAAGTATTAGAAATATTCAATGAGTTACAAGAGGTGTCGCCACCAACTATTAGGTCGCCATTAATTAGCACGTGAGAAGTCAATGCTAATTTGGGTGTTTTTATAGTTTCAATAGTTATTGTTGATATATCATCATCACTAGCAGCAGCACTAGCAAATAAACTTATAATTTGCCCGCTTAAATCATTATATGAAAGTTCAACATTCTTTTTTAACACAAATGATAAATCCAGCCTATTATTTAGAACACTAAATGACCCATCTACATAAGCTTTTGTAACATAATTCTGAACAATATATTGTCCACTTATAGAAAATACTTGTTTTGTTACAAATGATAAATCTATATAATTTTTTAAATCACTAACTTTAGTATTTGAATAACTAATTGTTACATATGAGTTGTCAAGTTGGTTTATTGTATATAAGTTAGCAAATGAATTGTCTATATTACTTTTTAATAATGCAAAAGAAGAGTCATATTTTAATTTTGATGCTATTAATGAATTGGATATAGTTGTTTGCAAGTGAATGAGCGAAACATCTAGCCCAACGCTCATATTATTAACAAGTAAATCTCCACCGCTAACATTCCACATTGTCCCATCATAGTGCAAAGCAGCAATATAAGAAACGTCAAAACCTGCCGGATTATTCGACAAGTCGGCCCTATTTCTTAAATTATTAGCTATTTTAATAGAAAACGCACTAATATCGATAATGGAAGACTTAATTGTTTTTTTGTTTCCACGCACTATTAAATTTCCATTAACAACTAATGAACCATTATTATTAAAAAACTCGGACGGATCTATAGTAAATTCGTGCGGAACTCTTAAAACGTCGCTTAATAATTGTCCTCTTATGTTTAAATCATTTGCATAATATTTATTTAGCACATACAATTCGTTGCTAATAGTTATATTGCTAGCACTTAAATCTCTCGCTTTTATTCTATTATTGCTAAATTCATTAATTATGCTACTGGTATAATCTTGAACAATGCTTAATTTGTCAAACATAGTAGCCAAAGAAATTCCATTTACGCTTAAATCGCTGGTTATGCTTGTATGTTCGTCTACAACAATATTTTTTTTAACATAAAGCGAATCATTAAAATGCGAGTTTGACCCAGCTACATCAATATATGAAAAATAGGCATCACGTCTTCCACTAGAACTGCCCTTATCACCCACTATAATTGGATTGTATCCAATTTTTGTATTTTTAATATACCCGGCTACATTTGTATAGTCCATACTAGTATAAGATAACACCTTGTAAGAGGTACTAATATTTGAAGCAATATTTGATTGTTCTATAATATTATAACCACCTGTAACATTTATAATACCTTGAGGTTGCCCGCTTAAATTACTTTCTAATTTATATTTTAAATAATATTTTACTATTCCGGCACTAACGCGTTCATCTAATAGTGATAGCTTGTAATTAATTGTTAAACCTGACGTTGCATTGCTATTTCCTATATTTATATTTTCAGATACCATGCTTAAATCTCTCCACAGCTGAACAGTTATGCGTTCATTAGCAGCATAACAGCAAAATAATGTAATATTTAAATCTACTATAACAGCACTTGTATTATCTACTTCAATGTTATTGAACAACTGCCCGCTTAAATCTTGAATTTCAGCACTAGTAGTTAAAAAGCTAGTATTATTATTATTATTATTATTATTATTATTAATTAGTAAATTAGCATTACTTATGGGCACATTTCTTAGTAATATATTACTGGTTCCTATTGAATTTAAAGTGCTAAGATTAACAATACCCTGCTTTTGCGTGCTATTTTTCTCTAATTTATATTTTAAGTAATATTTTTTAGGTCCATTACTTAAGTTTGTGTCTAAATAGTTGAAACTATAAGGAATAGTCAAGCCGTCTGTTGTGTTAATTGTTCCTAGATTATTGCTTTGTGCAATCATACTTGCGTCTCTCCATACTTCAATATTTAACCGTTCATTAATACCATAACAACATAATAGATTAGCATTAATATTTACTTGCACATTACTATTAAACACATCAATAGTATTATAAAAAAGCGCACTCAAATCTTGTATTTCATTCAATGTTGTTACTAAATTAGAATTATCAAATATTATTTTATTGGAATGGTTAGTATTACTTGTGAGCTCTGTTAATATAATACTTGCGTATCCTGCTCTAGATGATTCTGTTGTTGTAATATTTATAATACCTTGACCTGAAAGTTCATAATTATTATTAGAACTAGTACTATTTTCTAATTTATATTTTATATAATATTTCTTGGTCCCTTCAGTTAAATTTTCGTCTAAATATGTCATATTATAAGGTATTGGCATACCTCCTGCAGCAATAACACTTCCTAAATCTTTGCTTTGCACAAGCATGCTTGCATCTCTCCATAATTCAACTGTTATTCGCTCGTTTAAAGCATTACTGCAATATAATGTAACATTTAAATCAACAATAACTGAGCTAGAATTAACTATATCAATGCGATTAAAGAATGATTTACTTAAATCCTGCAACATATTTGTATATGTTAAAAATGTATTGTTACCATCAACCGATGTATCACTAAATTGTGATTTATTAACAATATTTACAGTTGATTTTTTAAGTATGCTAACTAAATTCAAACTTTCAGCTGAAATAGTTACTAATCCTGTTAGAGGTTTATTGTTTAAATCCATCAAACCATTATTGAACATTACGTCATTTTTGAAAACGATTTTTTTTCCATCTACTACTTTTAATTCAATATTTTTATTTGATGACGTTAGTCTTAGATTGTTACTTGTATCATTAGACGTTAATTTATCGCAGTATATTCTAAAACTTCTGGCGCTATTATTAAAATTTTCATAAATAGTCATAACAATTTAATTTAATATAGCTATATAATATTTTTTATGGATTTCAAGGTTATATTTAAACGCAACCTTCTTTTTCTAGTTCTTCCAAAGTCGCAATAAGATTATTTATTAATACTTGTTGCTCTTGAAATGCTTTTATTAATAATATTGTTAAACTGCTATAATTAACCGATTTAAATCTCTCGTTTGTGCTATCTTCTGTTACTAATTCCGGAAAAAGTTCTTCTAATTCTTGCGCTAATACTCCAATATATTTTGTTTTATCAGAACCCTTTAAATTATAATTAACCACTCTAACCTTTAACAAATCTTCTAATTTAGGAGAGCTAGTAACAATGTTTTCCTTTAATCTGCTGTCGCTAATTGTTCCATATCCGTTTGTATAATTAGTGACATTTCCACACGCATCAATCTTAAATACTTTATTATAAATAGAACCTACGTTGCTATAATAATCTACAATAGAAGCGCTAACATCGGTAGATGTTAGATAATGCGAGCTATAACCATTAATGCTAATGTCAAAATTATGTTTATTAGAAATATTAAATGATTTTAAATATGCTGTACCTGTTAGTGCTAAGTCGCCGCTAATTGTTGTGCTAATTGCTGTATTAGCAGTATGTGGAATAAATTCTAAAGGTTTGTTAATTCCATTAACAAATGGCGTCTTAATGGTTTCAATAATAATAGACGACAACTCAAGATTACTTAGGTTAATAGTTGCAAATGAAATATCAAAACGTGTTTTTATATTATTATGCGATGCTTCAAAAACACTATTTAATAAATATGATATGTCAAGTTTTTCGGTAAAAGAATTAAATGAACTAGTGAATTCATTTGAAAGAATAGTAGGGTTAGTATAACTAACTGTATATGCATAATTAATGTTATAGGTTCTTACAAGACCTGTAAAGCTTGGGTCATATAGTGGTGCACCTACTGCTAATATAGAACCATTGCTTGATAAAGAAACGCTATAACCAAATACATCGCCTATATTATCACCTAAAATATCAGAACCTACTTTAGCCCAATCATTATTAGCAAACTTATATAATCTTACTAATCCTCTATTGCTATCATGAGAACCAAAACCAACTGCTATAATAGTTCCATCGCTTGATAATGTTATATTTGGATCATCCCACTCAAAATAAGTAATAGTTGGTCCATTAATATCTAAACCAAGTTTATTCCATGAATTATCTATACTATTATAATTATATACCATAACTCTGCCATAATTATTATTTAAAGGATTTTGACGTTCAGCTATTGCCAAGATTGAACCATCGCTTGATAATTCTATATTATTGCCAAAATTTTTTAAATTATTATAACTAGATGTATTCAAACCGTTACCAAAAATAGTTGTACCTCTAGGTGTCCAAGTATTATTACTATAATCATATACATTAACCTGTCCTTGTATTGGTGAAATTGATGATGAAGATATTGCTAAACTTGTTCCACCGCTTGATAATGATACACTTGCTCCAGTCATTGAATACGTGTCAAAACCATTAAATTCACCTATTTTATTCCAAGAATTATCATTTTCAATATATGAAAATACACGAACTTGACCAGCATCAGTATATGATGTGTCATTTCTTATTGCTCCTATTGCTAAAATTTTACCATTTGCCGATAATGAAATAGATCGAGAAAACACATCACCAACTCCCAGACCTTCAATGTCTTGTCCTTGTTTTATCCAACTAATGTCATTGTATTTAAAAATTCTAACTTGGCCTTTTCCTGCGTTGAAAAAACTACCAATAGCAGCAATAGTTCCATCCTTTGACAACTTTAATGTAAAATCTCGATCACCATCTGCTTCTCCATCAATAGTTTGCCCTAACTGGACCCAACTAATATCATTATATTTATAAATTCGCGCACGCCCTCTTAATGTTCCAGCTCCATTATTTAAAGGTGCTGTTACACCCATAATTTTACCATCTTCAGATAAAGAAACGTAGGTACCGAAGTAATTTAAAGTTGATTCACCTGATATATCTTGTCCAAATGGAGTAATACTACTAGGTGAATAATCATATTGTGGTTGTCCTGGTATAACTTTATTATTTTTTGCCACATAAGACGCATCCATAAGTGTTCTAATCGAATCAAATGAAATAGTCAATTGATTTTTAGAAATATATGAGCTATTTGCATAAGATTGTAAATAATTTAGCGAAAGATCGAAATTAGTTCTTAATATAAATGAATTGTCTATTTGGTTTCGCGTGTAAGTAGCATTATAAGAATTGTCTATATTCCTTTTTAGTGTGAAAAAAGATGAACTAAAATCTGCTCTAAATGCGTTTATTGATAAGTCAAAATCGCGTTTAGCTAGCGAAATATCGTCTATAAACAATACATTATTATTGCCAACACTTAATAGACCACCGCTAAAGTTCCAAAGTGTTCCATTATATTTTAATGACGCAATATTTGATATGTCTAGCCCTGCATTGGTATTTGATAATTCTTGTATATTTGCCAAGTTTGAAGCTAATGTAATAATTGCATCGTGTATTTCAACATCACTTGATGAAAACGTTGTTTCATTTCCTGTAACGTTTAAATCACCATTAATAATTAATGTTCCGCTATGATTGTCGTATCCAGAGGGGTCAATAGTAAATATGCTCGGTACTTTTAGCACATTATTAAGTAATTGTCCGCTTATAGTTAAATCATAAATAAAAGAGGTTTTAACAACAACTAGCTCATTGCTTACTGAAATAGCTAAGGCACTCACATCGTTCGTTAAAATTTTGTCAATATAAAAATTTTGTTCTAGCACTGCTTTATAAATGTTAAAACTCGTTTCAATAGACGCAAAATTTGTTTCATCTATTAATAACTCATTACTTATAGTTACTATTCCGTCGACGTGTAAATTTTTGTTTATGTAAAGCGAATTATTAAAGCTCGAGTCGCCACCGCTCACGTTAATATATGTAAAATAGGCATCGCTCCTTCCTATTGAACCATCTACAGGATTGTAACCAACGCGTGTATTTCTAATATATCCATCATTAACACTATTATATGTAATTCTCACATTTGATGGTAAGGTTATTGTATTAACCCTCAAAAATGTAGTTTCTATTTCAGAAATATTAGAAATATTTATATGCTTAGTTGTAACCATGCTTAAATCAACGTGTCCGTCAAAAATTACACTAGTGCTGCTAAAATCAATACTATTATATGATGACTCGATTATTAAATCTGTGCTTACATTATTACTTGTTAACTTGTCGCAAAATATTTGAAAACGTCTATCAACATTAAAATTTCTTTCCATATTAACTATATTACAATATTAATATAGTTAATTAATATTTTATTAATTTATTGACTACATAAAAATTAGTATAATTTATCACAATTTATCACAATTTATCACAATTTATCACAATTTAACTTTTAAATTTCCAGTGCTACGATCAAAATATACTTGGCCTTTTGTAAGTTGATTACTAGTGTCAGGCAATTTATTAATATCAAAATAGATCTGTGGTGTGTAAATGCCAATGTTAACACTACTATTATCTACAATATGAATACTATATGATGGATCAATAGTATTAATTCCTATTCTATTATTATTTGTATCTATACAAATTAGATTGCTAGCATCAATTGACCGTGTATTAATATCATCAATAGAAGAAAATGTTCCAATTAAGGTATTTATAGATGAATAATCACTCATAACTTAATTATAGATATATAATAATTAAATTATATAAATTTTAAGTAATAAGATTACTAAATTATATATTTTTAAAACGCTTTTTCAATATTTGCTAGTCTGTTTTCTAAAAGTTCTATTTTTTTTACTAATTGTCCAATATATTCTATTTTATTATTTACAATGGTCGCTAAATCGTTAGAACCTTCATTTTTAATAAAATTTTCATTTTTATTTAAGTTCTCATTTATTATTTGGACCTGTGCATCCAATTCTTTTATGGCAGCCAAGCTATATACAAAAATATTATTGTAATTTAAGCTATATGGGCTTTGTTCGTTACCAACATTTACGCTAAATTTTAGCTCGTTAATCTTTTCAACTTCTTGGGCGATTAGACCTGCTTCTATTACATATGGTTCGGTTAGCGGACCTCTATAATGTGTGTCTTTAAAAGTCGCTGTTTTCTGGTAAATTTGAGGGCTTAATTGTCGTATAGTTGTTAATGCATTAACTATAGTCTCTTCATTATGCTTTAATCTATCGTCAGAACCAGTTAATACTCCATTTGCACTATTTACATTTGCTGTATTTAAAGAACCAACACTTAAATAACTAGTAGGACCAATAATTCTAACTGACCCATTTATTGATATATCACTGGTGCTTGGCAACGGATTAATATTATTTACAAATAATCTTCCATTATTAAGCAATGTTAAAGAGCCATCCATTAGCACATCACCGCTAATAGATATAGGGTTAGCATTATTATATGGTCTAATATTATTTGCATAAAGCAACGAACTACTACTTATATCACTTGTAGTAAATAATGCACCGGTTCTTAAACTATTACAACTAATTTCAGCATTTATAATAATAGGGGCATTAGTAAAAATGCGACCATTGAAAAAAGTCATACTTGCATCTCTCCCTATTATAAGAGTGTTTGTTCTTAGTGTTCCACTAACATCTATGTCATAAGCTGGTGACGATGTTTTCACACCAATACGGCTATTTTCAGTATCAATACAAACCACGTCATTGTTATTAGGCATAATTATATCATCAGTTAATGCGCTTATACTTGTAACAATTTTGTTAAGTCCTATTGACATTGCTATATTATTATTATAGATTAATAATAATAATTTAACAATTAAATGTATTAAAGCTTTTAAAAAATTCAGCAATCTATTAATTTTATAATTATACTTCTATTTCATATACTCTTATTCTACCAGTATCAACTGATGTATAAGTTTCTTTAAAACTTTGACCATCAATATGTATAACATTACCATTGTAACTAGAAGCTACATATTGGCCAGGACGCTCCCCTGTTACACCTGTTATTTCACGTCCAATTTTTGACCAATAATTATTTACACTTGAATATCTATATGCTTGTAAATACCCACTATAATAAGTAGAACCGCCATCATTATTATAAATAACAGACGGTCTATTACGTCCACCAAAAGCAACTGTTAAACCATCACCTGATAATAATTTAGTATCACTTCCAAATTGAATTCCTTGTGCCTCATCTATATACTGTACTTCCTCATATACAATATCTTGTCCTCTTTGTATCCAAGTATTGGATGAACTATCATATGCATATATTTTTGACCTACCAGCATATGTATCACCATTTACTGTACTATCCCAACTACCTACAAGAAATACACTTCCATCATTGGATAATTTACCTGTATGAGTTGACCATGTTGGAAGTGTAATTAATGTTACATTACCATATTGTTGCCAAATTGTTCCATTATACTTAAATAATACCATTGAATTTTGCTTACAAAATAGAACTACTTTTCCATCAGCACTAATAGCACGAGCTCTTCTGCTGAAAACTTCTAAAGAACCAGGAACATTTATACTAGTATTAACTTCTGATTCCGATATTTGTGCACTATCTTGTACAAAAGATCCATTAGTTAGTGTATGTATTATTACATTAGTAAGACTACCACCTACACCAATAAGAAATCTTTTAATAACATTATTTTCAAATGTGAAAAAAGCACTACCTATACGATTAGAATTTTGACTAGTTACTGAAGCAATTTGTATCCATGCTGTTCCATTAAAACTATATACAACATCTGTATATATAGGATTTAAATATTCACCTGTATTTTCTCCATATCCTGCCTGACTAATAGGTATTGCAATTGTATTTCCATCACCACTCATAAATTTTCCACTTATGTTGAAATCCGTTGCTAAACCTGTCTGATCACCGTTGGCACCACCGCTTTCGGCATATCTCCATGGTGGAATATAAGTAAATGGAAGTAAAATTGTTTCGCCTTTTTGAACCCATGAATTTGATATAAAAGTATAAACAGCTATAGAAGTTCTCGGTTGTTCTTGACTTCCTACTCCTGTTGGATAAAATATAGTACAATATGCCCAATAAACCATAATAGTATAACCATCTAAAGACGCAGACATTATAATTGGAACACTTCCAGAAACATCTTTAACTTTTGTAATATTAGTTCCAAGTAAATTCCAATCTTGATTGTAAAATTTTTTGGCAATTGATGAAGTTGTTGTTGTTCCACCTCCACTTCCACCACCTGTTCCTATAGCGGACAATAAAACATTATATGATGTTTCAAATAATTGCTTAGATACAAATGATACATCTACTTCACTTTTAGTATATACATTGGAAAGTTGAATAGAACTTAAAGAGGCATCAAATAATTCCTTAGATACAAAAGAAACATCAATTTGTCCTCTTGTATACACATTCAAAAATGATGCATCAACATGTATTATAACATTTGCTAATGAGCTATCTAGCACATCTAATTTACTATATACATTAGTAAATGATGCATCTATTTCTGTTTTAGTATATATATTTGAAGCACTTATAGATCCTGCTACTTTTAATGAACCACTAATATCTACATTATTTAATGAAATATCAATATAACGTTGCACATTACTGCTATCAGTAAATATTATTTCACCTGTTATATCAAGTATATCATATGATGCATAGTCATTATTTTGAATAAAAACACCATCTGATAATATACCATTGAGTGATGCATCAAATGATTCCTTGGATACAAATGATACATCTACTTCTGTTTTAGTATATACTTGACTTTTAGTATATACATTAGTAAATGAATTATCAACCTCGCTTTTAGTATATACTTGACTTTTAGTATATACATTAGTTAATGAGCTATCTAACACATCTAATTTACTATATACATTAGTAAATGATGCATCTATTTCTGTTTTAGTATATATATTTGGTGCACTTATAGATCCTGCTACTTTTAATGAACCACTAATATCTACATTATTAAATGAAGCATCATTAATCTGTTGGACGTTATTGCTATTATCAGTAAATATTATTGTATCTGTTATATTAAGTATATCATATGATGTATAGTCATTATTTTGAAAATAACCACCATCTCCACTTTCATTGCTTGTTCCTACAGATGATAATAAAAAATTATAAGATGTCTCAAATAATTCCTTGGATACAAAAGATACATCTATTTCTGCTTTAGTATATACATTGGAAAGTTGAATAGAACTTAAAGAGGCATCAAATAATTCCTTGGATACAAATGATACATCTATTTCTGATTTAGTATATACTTGACTTTTAGTATATACATTAGTAAATGAAGCATCTATTTCTGATTTAGTATATATATTTGGGGCACTTATAGATCCTGCTACTTTTAATGAACCACTAATATCTACATTATTTAATGAAGCATCATTATAGTGTTGCACGTTACTAGTGTCAGTAAATATTATTTTACCTGTTATATCAAGTATATTATATGTAGCATAATCACTTCTTTGAGAAAGCCCACCACCACCACCGATTAAATCATCTAAATTATATGAAATATCTCCTCGTTTGAAAATAATCTCACTGTTTCCCGAAACTTCTAATACTATGTCTCGACCATCATATGACTTTATTAGTAAATCACTACTAATCCCCGATGTAATAAAATTTAGTACTGAACTCCCAGATATTTCTTGTAATATATATTCTACTTGTGAATTTAAAGAATTAAATGATGCTTCACGAACAAAAGACATGTCTAAATAATCGCTTACTAAATTGTCAAATCTTTTTGTAATTTCCCCTTTTTTGAAAAAAATGTCATTGTTTGCAGATACTTCTAAAATTAAATCTTTTCCATAACTTGGAGCAACTAATAAATCATCTCCACTAATAGAGGTTAATGTATTAGTATACATTTTCCAAGACTTCGTGTTCGAATTAAAGTTGTGAAGACTCATTATATTATTATATTAAACAATAATAAAATAATTTAATAATAATTTAATAATAATTAAATTATTAAATTAGTAAGCTATTAATTTTATAACATTATTTTTATATTATTTTATTAACTACTATTTGGGTTAGCTTCTAATGCTTCTATTCTTGTTAATAAACTACTTATAATTGTTTCTTGCGACTTAACTTTTGCGTGTAATTCTTTTATAGCAGCAAGTCCATATACAAAAATAGAGTTATAATTTACATTATATGTTTGTGGTATTAAATTGTAGCATATATCATAATTAGCGTTGCTTGGGTCATAATTAGTATTGCTTGGGTCATTTGTTCGTCTTTTATAAATATAGCTTTCTTCATAATAATCACCACCGCTTACAACAAAGCTTAAATCACTTATTTGTAATAACTCTTGAGCAATTAAACCTGTTTCATAGCTCCAAGTATTTCCACTTAGATCACTATTATAACTAGCGTCTAACATGTTTTGAGTTTTTTGATAAAATTTTGGTGTTAATCTATCAATAATTTCTAATCCATTAACTATAGTAACTTCATTATGCTTTAACCTATCATCAGAAGTGTTTGTAAATGTTCCGGTTACATCAAGATTTAAAAATCTCCATTTACCAGTTTCATCAATGTTATTAAAAGTGCTATTAAATACATTACTACTTGTTGGAGGACGACCTTTTAATGAAGAAATATTTATTTGATTACTACCAGCACCATCTCCTAAAGCAATAAATACACCAAGTTCAGGAGACCACGTAACCTTTCTAACAACATCACTTATTGATGGAGTTCCAACAGGAATAAATTTCCAATTAATACCATTAACCGAAGTCAATATTCGATAACTACCATCCCAGGCGTAATTAAGAGTGCCAATAAATATTCTAAGTTCTGGCGACCAACAAACAGAACTCCATGTATGTGCTGCCGATTCAGGTATATCAGAACTTAGTACCCATGTAATAGCATCTCTGGATGTCATTACTCGTGCTGAGGTTCCGCCAGTATTTTTAGATACAGCAACAAATATTCCAAGCTGAGAAGACCAAGTAATACTAGTCCACTGCCCACCAAATACTGAAGCATCAATATCGACACGTGTCCAGTCTATACCATTTCTTGAAATCATTACTTTAATTTCATTATAGGCAACAGCAACAAATAATCCAAGTTCAGGAGACCAACATACAGCTTCCCAATTTGAATCAACTAATGGATACGATAGATATCTTTCAGTCCAATCATAACCATTGCTTGAAGTTGCTACACGAGGACCTGTCATAGTGATAGCAACAAATAAGCTAAGTTCTGGAGACCAACACATATGACGAATATTAACACCTACTCCAGAATCTGGTAGTGGGTTCCAAGTTGTACCATTGGTTGAATACATTAATTTTAAACCTGAGTATGCCCCACCTGCAACAAATAATCTAAGTTGCGGAGACCAACAAATTGTTTGCCATTGCGTAGATGTTATAGAAGTATCTGTAATAGTCGCAGGGGTCCAAGTTATTCCATCATTTGATGTAATTACAGCGCTCGAACCTGTGTTTTTTACACCAACCGCAACAAATAATCTTAGTTCTGGACACCAGCAAACATCATTCCATTGTGAGTTTGATACTGTGCTATTAGTAGTAATACGTCTCCAACTACTAACTGCCAAGTCTCCACTTGAATAAGGATTTAAGCTCGGATAAGCATCTTTTGCTAATCCATAATATCCGTTAACCGCACTCCAACTTATATCACCACTAATTTCTTGATACACTCTATTTGACACTCTTAAATTATTAATATATGCATTATTCCAATATTTAGACGTGCTACCTAAATTATAAGTATTTGTTGAAGAAGGAATTATATTACTTGTAACAGCTGTGAGATTAGTAGAACCTCCACCTCCACCACCTCCACTACTTGCCGCTAATGCATTAATTGAAGCATCAAATAATTGCTTAGATACAAATGATACATCAATTTGACTTTTAGTATATACCTGATTTTTAGTATATACATTTGCTAATGAGGCGTCTATTTTTAAAAATGAAGCATCAAATAATTGCTTAGATACAAATGATACATCAATTTGACTTTTAGTATATACCTGATTTTTAGTATATACATTTGCTAATGAGGCGTCTATTTTTAAAAATGAAGCATCTATTTCTGCTTTACTATATACATCACCTCCGCCCGCATTGTATGCTTGTCCATTTATTAAATTAACGCTTAAATCCACTATATTAGCATTGTTCATTGTTATTTGCTTAAAAGTCCAATTGCCATTTTCGTCAATACTATTAAAACAACTATCAAATACATTATAACTTGTTGGAGGACGCCCTTTTAAAACAGAAGTCCATATTTTATTTCCACCAACAGCAACAAATATTCCAAGTTCAGGCGATCGAACAACACTATAAGCATTAAAGGAACTCCATTCGCCAGTTTCTGATATATTATCATATATTTCAATCCAGTCTATTCCATTGCGCGAATATAAATATGACCCTCCTCCTGTAGTTTGAGTAATAAGAAATAATCCTAGTTCAGCACACCAGGAAACATTTCTATAACTTACACCATTGTTATTTCCTCTTATAATCCAGTCTATTCCGTTTGTAGAAGTCATTATATTAGCATTTGAACCTCCTCCATTTGAAGCAACAGTAACAAATATTCCAAGTTGAGGAGACCAACACACACTTACCCAACTTGGGTATTCTGCTGCTGTAGGTACAGTTCTAAGCGTCCAATTATATCCGTCGTTAGAAGTCATTACTTTAGTATTGGTATTTTGATAGTCAAAACCTGTAGCTACAAATAATCCTAGTTCTGGTGCCCAACAAACACTTCCCCACTTCATGGGCGAATCACCAGTAATGGTTGCCCCTATCCAATTTATTCCATCAGTAGAAGTACCGGTTATATTACTCTCAGTTACCGCAACAAATATTCCAAGTTCAGGAGACCAACATATACTAAGAAAAGTTATAGCTGAGTCCCTAGTAGTATTGCTATACCATTCAATTCCGTTATATGAATAAATAACATAAGGATGCCGGTAAGATCCAGCAACAAAAATTCCAAGTTCCTCAGACCAACAAAGAGCTCTAACATTCCAAAGTAATGCATAACCACTAAATATATTAATCCAGTTTATTCCATCATAAGAATACTTTGCTCCGCTACCCCCCCAGTTAGCATCCGAAAATGTAAGAAACATTTTAAGTTTAGGAGCCCAAACAATATTCTTAAAATCAAAATATCCAGTATTATGTCTCGCAGTCCAATAAGCAATTGCTTTTACGCCACTTGTTAAAGGATTTAACGCAGGAAATGATTGCTTTGCCAATCCATAATATCCATTAACCGCATTCCAGTTGCTACCACCACTAATTTCTTGATACACTCTATTGGCTGTTGTTATTTTATTATTACTAGTATGAGCAATTAATTTATTAATATTGATTATGTTACCACCACTTATGTTAATAGTATTAACATTTAATTCTTTAATATAAGCATTTTTCCATTCCAAACTACTTGTTCCCAGTGTATAAATATTATTTGTAAAAGGAACAATATTACTAGAAATAACTTTATTTTCAACTAAAATATCAAAAAATTTATAAACTCTTACACTTCCTGAATTATAACCATTTCCATCATTGGTATGTGCGCCAACAGCCAATATATTTCCTTCGCTATTTAATGAAACACTTTGTCCAAACATGTCTCCTGCTGCTTCACCATCAATATCAACTCCATATTGAATCCAACTAATATCATTATATTTATAAACTCTAACATGTCCAGTTCCGCTCCATATATAATTAGAATCTGCACCGCGATTGCCTCTTGCACCAATAGCTACAATAGTTCCAGCATCATTTAATGATACAGAGTGCCCTGACATATTACCTTCATATTCGCCGTCAATATCAGAACCTAATTGTATCCAACTAATATCATTATATTTATAAATTCTAACGTGTCCTGACGCGTATCCATTTCCGCCATTGTATACAGCACCTGCTGCTAATATATTTCCGGTGGAATTTAATGAAACACTCCATCCAAAAAATTCACCTTCGCCAGAAATATTACTTCCAAGTTGTATCCAACTATCAACATTATATTTAAAAACTCTTACTTCACCAATATTGTTATTTGCTCTACCACCACCAATGGCAACAATATTACCTAATGTATTTAATGATATGTTAGCATTAAGTTCGCCTTCATAATTTCCAGATTCAAATGTTCCATCTATATCTTCACCCAATTTAATCCAATCATTATCAATATATTTATAAATTCTGGTATGCCCTGTATTAGCACCATTTACTCCATCAGCAGATGGAGCATAAATAGCAACAATATTTCCTATACCGTTTAATGATACAGCGTAACCAAATAAGTCTCCTGATGCTTCACCTGAAATGTCTCTTCCAAGCTGTACCCAACTAACATCATTATATATATATAATTTAACTAGTCCATTGTATGTAGGGCCAAATGACGGAACACCAATAGCAATAATATTTCCAGCATTATTTAGTGATACAGAATAGCCTAATTGCACTCCTGGTATGGTTCCATTTATATCTTCACCAAGTTGTATCCAACTAGCATCTATATATTTATAAATCTTAACATGTCCGGCACCATATGGCCAAACAGCATCTCCATTATTTCGTCGCGCACCTATAGCAAGTATATCTCCTGTGTTGTTTAATGATACAGACCATCCAGAAAACGCACCATTATGAGCATATTCACCATCTAAATCTCGACCTATTTGAATATATTTGCTTATTGTTTCACTTGGTTCGCTTATACTTATGACACCATTGATTGAAATATCTGTAGCTCCACCTCCACCTCCTCCTCCTCCACCAGAGCTATATGGTAATCCATTTATATTATTAACACTTAAATCATTTACAAATATATTATTCCAACGATTTAATGAAGAACCTAAATTACAGCTAACATCAAGAAAAGGTACTATGTTTCCCGAAACATCAATATTAGTAACGCTTAAATCGCGTATATATGCGTTGCTCCATATTTTGCCGGTTTCACCTAAACTTCCAACACCATTAGTTGATGGAACTACATTTCCCGAAATACTCATTCCTATAGATGATCTAAATGTATTGCTTGAATTATTATATAGCAAATTTACTTTTGCTCCGGATATTTCAAAACCGGCACCATCTGCTTGAACCGAATTTGTTGCATTAGAAGCCAACACTAATATTTTATCGCTAATATCTACAACACTTGAATTAATGGTTGTTGTTACTCCTTGGACTACTAAATTACCATTAATTAGTACTGTTCCTGTATTAACTTCGTAACCAAAAGGATCAATTGTAAATAATGAAGGAACGTATAAAGTGGATCCCCTAAATGTTACATTATTGGATACATCCAAAGAATTAGTGTATATATTACTAAATGAATTATCTATTTCTGATTTATTATATACCTGATTTTTAGTATATACATTAGAAGCGTCTAAATTTCCGTTTATTTTTATATTACCTTTAGTTTGTAAATTATTGTTAATAATAACATTACCGCTCAATTCTATATTTTTACTACCAATAATAATAAATTTTTCTGAAGAAATAGTTGTAGCGCGTATATAACCTTTATTATTAGGATTCATCCACATTTATAATATATATATATATATTATTATATTTATATATATTAATACGAATATATTCTTTTATAAAAATAGCATTTGGATTGATTATATTGTTTTATTAACTATTATTTGGGTTAGTTTCTAATGCTTCCATTCTTGTTGTTAAACTGTTTATAATTGTTTGCTGTGATAACAAACTTAGTTCTTGTGCTTTTACTTTTGCATGTAATTCTTTTATGGCAGCAAGTCCATATACAAAAATAGCGTTATAATTTACATTATATGTTTGTGGTATTAAATTGTAGCATATATCATAATTAGCGTTGCTTATATCATAATTAGCGTTGCTTATATCATAATTAGCGTTGCTTGGGTCATTTGTTTGTCTTTTATAAATATGGCTTTCTTCATAATAATCACCACCGCTTACAGCAAAGCTCAAATCAGGAATTTGTAATAACTCTTGCGCAATTAAACCTGTTTCATAGCTCCAATTATGTCCACTTAGATCACCATTATAACTAGCATCTAACATGGTTAAAGTTTTTTGATAAAATTTTGGTGTTAATCTATCAATAATTTCTAATCCATTAGTAATTATAACTTCATTATGCTTTAACCTATCATCTGAATCATAACTTGTTCCATTTACATTAAGATTTGTTGTAAAAATATTGCTCCATCTTATAGCACTTGTTCCTAAGGAGGATGTATTATTTACAAAAGGAACTATATTATTATTTATAGTTAATGAAGATGCAAATAAATCATTCAATGCTAATAATTTATCCATCCCATAAACTGTACATCTGTTATTTGAGTTAGAGAAAAATTGTTGATGAATAAATGTTGTTCCATCTCCTGAAAGAGCACAAGCAAGGAGTTGACCACCGGGAAAATCCCATACGCGATTTATAGATTGTCCTATTTGATACCAACTATTAGCATATAATTTAAATACTTTAACACTGAGGCTTGTACTAAATGATATTATTGTTCCATCATTGGATATACTTACCCATACTCCTGCTATTGTTTCGTTAATAGCTGTTCCAAATATTGTTTGTCCTATTTGTGTCCACGAAGTGCCACCATTATATTTATATACAATAATACTTCCACAATCTTGTAAAATGGATGGATTTGAAACTCCATTTGTATATCTAGAACCAACGGCAATAGTATTTCCATCACTTGATATACTTACTTGCCATCCAAAATATTGACGATTATAAAGTCCATTAATTGTTCCTATATTATCCCACAGTCTGGTAGTGTTATTATATCTATAAATATTAGCACGTCCAGCATAATAAATTGAACCATTATTCATGGCTCCAAATCCAGCAATAATAGTTGTTCCATCTAACGATAAAGCGCATGCCCAACCTAAATTATAACCACCTAATGCGCCCCAACCAGGTTGATCAGTATAAGTAGAACCGGTAATATCTTCTCCCATTCGTATCCAAATGTTATTACTTAACTCATAAGCAAGTATTTCTCCATAATTACTATTGGATACAGCAACAAGAATATTTCCATTTCCTGATAAAGCAACATTAAAACCTAACTGGTAAGAGGCTATAGGCTTTCCATTTATGGATTGTCCTCGTTGCGTCCATACATTAGCGCTTAATTCAAATACTCTAATTTGTCCAGTATCAGTTCCAGAAGTGTCATTGCGCGTAGAACTTACAGCAACAATTCTTCCATCACTTGAGAAAGCCAATTTACTATTACCAGTCCCTCCAAAAAGATCAGTAGTGGTTTGTCCCACCATAATTTCACTACTTACTCCCAAAGTCTCCCAACTATAACTTGTTCCATTAAAACTAATTTCATAAACATAAAGTCTACCTATATTTGAATTGAAAGCAGGAACAGTTAATCCAACAACTCTTCCGTTATTTGAAATACCAAATAAAGCATTAGTAGTAGAAAAGCTAAGATTTCCTCCTATTTGGTTCCATAAATTATTACCATATTGTTTTGTATAATGATTGGTATTTAATATAGTTAATAAAGAACTATCAACTTCTGTTTTGGAATATATATTACCACCACATATATCATTAATATATGCATTTTTCCAGAATTGAGTAGTGCTACCTAAATTATAAGTATTGGTGCCTGAAGGAATTATATTACTTGCAACTGATGTGAGAACAATAGAAGAGCCACCACTATATGATTGACCGTTGATTGTATTAATGCTTAAATCGTTTGCAAAAATTTTGCTCCACCTCTTTAATGAAGAACCTAAATTAGAGGTTATGCTAAGTAAAGGTACTATGTTTCCACTAACCTCAATATTAGTAGCACTTACATCACGTATGTTAGCAGTAGTACTTGTTAATTGTGAAAAAGTCCAATTGTTGGTCTGATTTATTTTATCAGACGTGATTGATGCATTAGCAATTTGTGTACCAGTAATAGTAGTATTAGCAATTTGTGTAGCAGTAATAGTAGCATTAGCAATTTGTGTAGCAGTAATAGTAGTATTAGCGATTTTAGAACCACTAATAGCTGCAGTAGCTGATATATGTGTGTCTGTAATAGCAAGTGATGCATTTATTTTACTAAATGCTATTGCTGCATTAGCTGATATGTCCACATCCATAATAGTTCCATCTACTATATTATGTGATTGAATACAATCACTGGATAGCTTTGCGTGTGTAATAGCATGATCACTTATATCCACTGTTAAAATAGAACCATTTTCTATTTGAGTAGAACTAATTGTTCCATTAGCGATTTTAGCACCATCAATAGAATTAGTAAAATTAGTTACGTTTAATTCACGAATATAAGCAATATCCCATATTTTTCCGGTTTCACCTAAACTTCCAACACCATTACTTACTGGAACTACATTTCCTGAAATACTCATTCCTATAGATGATCTAAATGTATTGCTTGAATTATTATATAGCAAATTTACTTTTGCTCCGGATATTTCAAAACCAGCACCATCTGCATGAAGTGAATTTGACGCATTAGAAGCCAACACTAATATTTTATCGCTAATATCTACAACACTTGAATTAATGGTTGTTGTTTCTCCTTGGACTACTAAATTACCATTAATTACTACTGTTCCTGTATTAACTTCGTAACCAAAAGGATCAATTGTAAATGATGAAGGAACGTATAAAGTGGATCCCCTAAATGTTACATTACCACATACATCTAATGAATTAGTATATACATTTGAAAGCGAAGCATCTATTTGACTTTTACTATATACTTGATTCTTAGTATATACATTAGTAAATGAGTTATCTATTTCTGGTTTACTATATACTTGATTTTTAGTATATACATTAGTAAATGAGTTATCTATTTCTGGTTTACTATATACTTGATTCTTAGTATATACATTAGATGCGTCTAAATTTCCGTTAATTTTTACATTACCAATAGCTTGTAAATTATTATTAATAATAATATTTCCACTTAATTCTATATTTTGGCTAGCAATAATAATATATTTTTCAGATGAAATAGTTGTAGCATATATTGAACCAATATTGTTTGAACTCATAAACTATTATAATATTAATATATATTTTTTATATATATATTAATACAAATATGTTATTATTAATAATGTTTTATTAATATGTTATTTTTATAAATGTTTTTAGGGTGGCATAGGTCTGAAAAGTTCTTGCAATGAAATGTAATTACCGGATGACGCTTGAATACCATAGTGTGTTGAAATGGTATCATAGTTAGGGCAATCTCTTCTAAGCTGTAGTTTATAAGATACAGGGACAGTGGTCGCATCGAAGGCATTTGCAAGATTATCTATGAATGTGCCATAATACACATTGTTAAATGTAACTCCCATATTTGAACCTAAACTTATATCAGAAAATACAGTTGTATTATAGCTGCCGTCAATACCAGTTATACTCTTTAATACTCGGAAACTTAAAGTTTGGTCCGCTTCCGGTGAAGCAGTATAGTTAACTTTAAATTCTATTTTAATGAATGAATTAGCATTTATTACTGTTTTTGAAAGAACATAACCAGTTGCATCAACCCACGAATTGCTTACATCACCAATGCTAGCTGGAAGACCGCCTGATGATGACGATGTTTTTAAAGCAAATGTGCTCCATGTAACAGGGAGCTGTGAAGCATTAGTTAATGCTAGTACATTTCCTGAATAATCAATACCAGCATAGCCAGTTATTTTATTGTCATTACTTACTGCTTCTGTAACTGTTAAACCACCGCTAATAGTTAGACCAACACTTGTAGTCCATCTATCCGCAGTTTTGTTATATACAAAGTTAGCATATCCATTACCTAACTGAATACCGGCTTTATCCTGATCGGTGATTGATGTAAATGTTGAACCAGACGCAAGAGTTAATAATACATCACTAATGTCAACATTGGTAGAGTAAACGGTTGTAGTATTACCACGAACAATTAAATCACCCATAATCACAACACTGCCTGAGGCATCTTGTGTAGTGCTATTTGAACCATCAACACCAAACGGGTCAATAACAATTTCATAAGCATTGCTAGATTTAGTAATTCTACCACCGTGTATTCCTGAACCGACTTGAATACCGCCTTCACTTATAATTTGGCCGTTAAGAAAGAGGGTGCTGGCGCTAATATCAATGTTGCTATTAGCGCATAAATCAATAACTGATTCATTATATCTTGATGCAAGAGTTAATGTAGTGCTGTTGTCTCCTGCGCGTACTTTAGAACCGGAATACACATAATTGTCGGTCGGGCGATTGAAAATGAGGTCCGGCATTCAAACTGTTTTTATATAATTAAAAAACATTTTTATTTTTAAATTATAACTAAATTAAATTAATTAAATTAATTAACTAAATTAATTGAATTAAATAACTAAATTAATTAATTAATTAACTAAATTAATTGAATTAAATAACTAAATTAATTGAATTAAAAATATTCCTAAAAGTTTTCCTAAAAGTTTTCCTAAAAGTTTTTCTAAAAGTTTTTTTATAATTTTCTCAATAATATATTTGAAGAACCAGACAATAAAGTTATATTAATATTTGTAATACCTTGCTCTTGTGCGCTAACATTATTTTCTAATTTATATTTTATATAATATTTATTTGTGCCATTGCTAGTATTTTCATCTACAAAGGACAATCTATAATTGCTTCTAAACCCACCTGTTGCATTAGCAGTCCCTATATTTGAATTTCGAGAGATTAAGACTAAATCTCTCCACAGTTCAATAGTTATTCGCTCTTCAAAAGAGTAACAACATAATAAAGTAAAATGTACATCTACTAAAACGGGGCTATTATTATAAATATCAATAGTATTATATAACGACGCACTTAAATCTTGTAATAAATTTGTATTGGTTGTAAAGCTATTGTTTTCGGTTGTTATTACAGTAGTATTAATATTAATGAGCGATAATGAATCGCCCACACTTATATTTAATGAATTAGAAGTAGCATTCGACACATTTGCCAACACTATATTTCCTGAACCGCTCGAATTAGGAGTATTAAGATTAATAATACCTTGCTCTTGATTATGCAGATTATTTTCCAATTTATATTTTAAGTAATATTTTTTGGGTCCATTTGCCAAATTTTTATCTAAATAATTGAAATAGTATGGTATGGTTAAGCCTCCGGTTGCATTTATTGTTCCTAATTCGTTGCTTTGCGAAATCATGCTTGCATCTCTCCACACTTCAATAGTTATTCGTTCGTTAAACCCATAACAGCAATATAAATTAAGATTAATATTAACTTGTACGTTGCTATCAAATACATCAATAGTATTATAAAGGCTTGCGCTCAAGTCTTGCATAGCGGACGTGGTTGTTGTAAAATTGGAGGTTTCAAATAGTGCTTTATTGGAATACTTAGCTATGTTTGCAATATCTCGCAATATAATATTACTTGAACCAGCAATTTCAGCAGTTTTAACATTTATAATACCTTGTTCGTGAGAGCCAGCATTATTTTCTAATTTATATTTTATATAGTATTTTTTGAGACCTGCGCTCAAATTTTCATCTAAATATGTTAAACTATAAGGGATTGTTATGCCTCCTGTTGCATTAACAGAACCTAGGTTTCTGCTTTGCATAATCATGCTTGCATCTCTCCATAATTCAATAGTTATTCGCTCATTATAAGCGCTACAACAATATAATGAAAAATTAACATCAACAATAACTGCTCTATTATTACTTACATTAATTGTGCTAAATAGTGACGCGCTTAAATCTTGCGTTATGCTTGTTGATGTTAAAAAAGTATTAGAGCTAAATAGTGATTTATTAATATTATTTATAACAGACACAGAATTATTGGTAATAAGCTCTTCTAATCTATAAATGCTTCGCGTTTGGTTGCTAATGTATGTTAATAGCAGTTCTAAAGTATTATTGTATGAGCCGACAATAGAAGTGATTTGATTTGTCAAATTAGAAATGCTTTTTCTGCCAATATATTTGTAGACATTTAATACGGGTTTATTAGTGTCATTTATTACATAAATCCCATTATATAAATTTTGCGCTGCTAAATTGTTAAAGGCGCTAAATGCTAATATTCCGTTTGTATGATTATAGCTCCAACTGCCACCTTGACTTCCGTATGGTAAACTATGTAAATTAACCGCATTTCTTAATGAAAATTCTGTAAAAACTTCAAATAAATATGGATATACGAGCGAATTTCCATTTGAAATGTCATAATAAGATTTATAATCGTAGCTTAACGAATCTTCTAAAATATTTTTGGAAGAGGAATCTAATTTATACCAAGATGCTCCATAGTTAATAGCTTCACTATTATATGGTTGTTCTAACTTTATAAGTTTAAACCTTCTTACAGTTCCTGTGCTATCGTCGACAATACTGCAATTTAATTTATTTTGTGCATCTTGAGAATAGGTAACGAAATCATTTATTTGTAAACCTAACTCAGTGGCGGTTTTAACTGTTCCATTTATATCAAAATCGGGATATTGTGGAACACTTTCCAAAAGAATAGCTTCACTCATAAATAAAAATTATTCTAAATAAAATTATCATTATTTATTTATAATAATATTTGTAATAATATATTAATTGTTTCGTTAATTGTTTAATTTAATTAATTTAATTTTTATTATTTATTATTTTATTATTTTTTATTGTTTTTAACATCAATAATAATTGGACGCGGTTCCATTTGTAGCAACATTATGCATAAAGCTATTTCTTATTTGAATTTCAATTAATATATTTGTTAGTACATATAAATGTATACTTTGATAATTATTACTTTTTGGATTAGCAATATAATCATCATATAGAAAATCTAGTGTATTAAAATTAGATGTTAATATATTTTGTATAGTATATGCATATTGACTATTATAAATATTGCTACTATCATTATAAATGATTCTTAGTCCGTATATATCGTAAGGAACTTTATACTTTTGTATTTTTTTTATAATGCGCTCTCTTGATTTAATGCGACTTTCATAATTAATAATAATGTTATTGTTATTATTGCTATGCAATTCTTTAGTAATAACTCGAATTATTTTATTATTATTGCTAGTTAATAAATAATTTGAGAGATTTAAAAAGTTGCATACTAAGAAAACTAGATTGAGCATATATATGTACATGTTAAATAGCCGTATATATGTTAAATAATATATATGTTAAATAGTATATTTTGATTTAAATATTTTTTTAATTATTTAAATAATGTTACAAAAATTGAGAGATTTATATGATAATGATAGTTTACCTAATTTATTATTATATGGCAACAATTTAGTAGGTAAGAAAACATTACTTGAGCAATTGTTAATTTATATATACAAGACAAATGAAAATATAGAAAATAACACACTAATTTTAAATTGTAGTTTGGGCAAAGGCAATATTAAATTTATTAGAGAGAATTTGCGTTTTTTTGCTAATACAATTACTCATAAAAATATTACTAATTTCAAGTCAATAATTTTATTAAATGCCGACAGTTTAACGCTTGATGCTCAGTCGGCATTGCGCCGGTCAATAGAAATATATAATCATACAAAATTTTTTATAGTAACTGCAAATAAGTCTAAAATAATAAAACCAATATTATCAAGATTTAGCGAAATATATTGTAATGACAGAAATATGGATATTATTAATAAATCATTCAAATATAATAGCAATAGCAATAGCAATAAAATCAATAATAAGCTCTCATTAATTATAAAAAATTTAGATAATAAGCTAGAAACATTAAAAAATGATTGTGACAAAGATAATGAGAACGCTAGTGCTAATGATTATAAGAAAAATGTGTTATTGTTGGAGCACAGCTCATTAATATATAATAAAGGCTTAAGTGCAAATAATATGTTAGATTATTTTACAGCTAAGTCTAATTTTAAGACGGATTATTACAAATTTTTGTTTTTTTTCAATATATACAAGAGAGAAATACGTGTAGAGGAATATTTAATATACATAATTTTATATTTTTATAGCAATGCAGTAGTCATAGATTTTTCAGCATTAAATTCTAATTTCTAATTAGCTATTTATTTTAGTTATTTTAGTTAAAATAAATAATTTAAAATAAATTTTTAAATTATAAAAATGGATGATTTTAATCTTTCAACAATAATCGAATCTAAAAATGAGTGGTGTGCGCGATTAACAAATACGCTAACGCCATGTATAATCGAGGGTCTAAGGTCAATATTTACAGAAGCCTATGATGTATGTTTAGAAAACAGCGAAGAAACGAAATATTTAATGACATTTCAAAATTTTTTAAACAATATTCCAAAATGGAGTGCAGAGATTGTTGAAAATGAGAAACAGCGTATAATTACCTCGAGCGCGTGCAATTATTTAGAAGATTTAATAACGTGTGTTCATATTACACAATTGAAGTCGCTAACCTCTACTCGCGTGGGTTTAAAGCAGAAAAAAATAAATATTGACATACCAGACCTTCATAAATTTATACACAAGACGTATATAAATGTTGCGCGAAAGGTCTATGTAAATATATATTTATTTGAAAAGAATATAAAGCCCTTGCAAGTTCAAAAAAACAATAGAGAACTAGAATTATTGATTAAGGAGTGTATATTGAATACAATAAGAGAGAGCATACCGATTGAACATATATTGCAAATGTATTTAGATGAGACGCTAGAAACAGATGTTGAAGTAGAGGAGAAAAAGGAAGTAATAACTGATAAAGAGGCGCTAGAAAAAAACAAGAAAGCAAAAGAAAAGAAAGAGTTAGAGAGAATTAAGCAAGAAACAGCAAATAAACTGAAAGAAGAGAGCAAGGCTAATTTAAAAAATACTATTTTAAATGCAAATAAGGATTTGAATGATGTTAATGTATTAGAGGCGCATAGCACTATTAAAAAGTTAGACAGCATTTCGACCACTATTACTGATAATGCATTAGGCTCAGATTCGGAAACAGAAACAGAGCCAGAAACAGACACAGACAATAATTATAAGCTTAAAATTGGTAAGCCAGAAAAATCTCAATTTGAGCTCGATGTCCAAAATTTGAACGAAGACCCGGATAAATTAGATTTAGATATATTAGATTTAAATACTGAAATAAGTGATAGTGAAAGTATAGTTTTAGATATAGAAGAGTTAAAATAAAGCTTTTAAGAAAAGCTTTCCAAAAATAAAGCTTTTAGAAAAAGCTTTGCAAAAATAAAAAAATTTCTGTATTTAATTCGTTATATTTATAAAATTCATTTATATTTATAAAATAAATGAATTTTATAGTGCCTACATTATCAATAAGTATTATGTATGTGATATTTAAGATTATAGATACAAAATACATAACAAAGGATGATAGGTCGGTAAAATTAATAACTAAAGACGGTTTGGTGGTATTTTTAGCTGGAGCTATTACTATGTTCTTATTAGAAAAATTCAAGTTTTCTCATATGATGGGTGGCTCTAAAGAATCGCTATCCGCTTTTACAAATAGCCCTGACTTTTAGCTCGCCTTTTTAAGTCCTTTTTTTATATATTATAGCGACGTGTTATATAATATATAAACATAATATAAAGAGAAAAGCGTTAGTATTAAGTTATAACCCCTAGCAAGGTTTCACGCTAATACGGGTAAATTATCAATATTAAATATTTCTTGAACATTATTAATATTTTTCTTTGCTATTTTATAAGCCTCGAAGGTGGGTTTAAGCAATACTTTTTGCGGTGTATGCCTATGAACTGAACGCGCAATCATTTTATATAATTTAAAGTCGGGATATCTCTCTGTTCCGTTATTTTTATAGAGTATATTTTTATTATTATCGTCAAAAACCCATTCTATTATAATCTTTTTAATAGGCGATTTTAATTTTTTAATGTCATCTAAGTCGTCGATAAAATAGTCAAATAAACTGCAGCCAAGTCTGCATAAATCGAAGCTAGTATTTGGGCCAATAATAGGTTTAGCCTTATTTAAATAAGGCTCACAGTTATATTGAGTGGTTGCGTCACCCGACTCAGAATAGCTATCACTGCATATAAATTTATTTTTGAATTTGTAAATGGCTCTTCCAAAATCTATTATTTTGTATATTTTACCAAAAGTAGGGACTTTATAGTGTGCGTTGTTATATTTATAATATAAAAATTTTTTAGGTGTAGATACATATACAATATTGTTTGTATGCAAATCATTATGCGTAAACTCGAACACTTTTTGATATGTAATTAATGTAAATAATATTTGTAATATTATTGACTCCCATTCACTGTCTTTTATTTTATTATTTACTATATAATCATCTAATGTATTTTCGCAACATTCTAATATTATCATTTCAACAGGTATTTTATCTATTGTGCAAAATATTTCCTCACTATTAAAGCTCGATTCACTACTTTCGTCATCGTCATTGTTATCATCATCGTCGTCTGAACCACCATTTTCCGAATTAGTTAAATCAGTATTTGAAGACCTTGAAGAGCATGTTTCTGAACTATTTGTAGTATCAATTCCTGTATTTGTCTTGCTACTAGCATTAGTATTTACTTGTTCATTATTTTCTAAAATATCTAGGTTTTCATATGTTAATGTTAGCTCTAAATTAGTATTGTGTGTTTCTTGTATGCTAAGTTCATCGCTAATAGTTAAATCGCTAATAGCTAAATCTAAATCATCACAAATCCCAGTGTCTAGCACTAAAGGTTTCTTATTTTTCTTAGTATTGTTAAATAAATTGGCTATTTTTTCATTATCATCAAAAATGAATAAACTGTTTTTGTGTTTATGAAAATAGTCCGACTCATCTAAATATTCTAAATCTTCTGTAACATTATATCTAAATTTGTTTTTTACTCCTAAAAAAGCACCATAATAGTCTAAACCGTTATAAAAATTATAATTATTTAATAAACAGCTTGATAAAAATGAAAAAAATCCATCAATATATGCTGAATTATTTGGGTCTAATATTTTTTTATAAGTAGCGCTATATTCGGATTCGGAGTTAAATTCATCTATGAATTTAGGTAATTCTAAAATATTATAGTTATTTTCATATTTTCCTATCATATATTTAACAGGGTCAACAAGAGGACTATATTTTACAAATACTTCTTTGTTAAATTTGTTATTGCATATATCTGTAATTGTTGCTAAAAATTTATTGTAATTTATTTTTTTTAAAATTAGTTCTAATTTATACTTATTATTCAAATTTATAGCATTATAATTAGAGCTATTTAAGCTAAAAAAAGTATTATATAATGGAAAATAATTTTGCGAATTCTCTATATCTAAAAAATCACTATTATTAAAGTTCTCAAAAAGCTGTTTATTGTTATTTTTCCTATAGTTTAATTCCATTTAATAAATAACAAATACTTATTTTTTTAATTTATAACACAAATAAATATATTAAATATAGTTTTAATGGTAGATTATTAAGTTTAAATAGCAAATTATTAAGTTTAAATGGCAAACTATTAAATATAGCTAATAAATATAAAGTTGTTTAGTAATGACATTAGAATTAAAAAAATTTGACATTAAATCTATAAGTTTTAGGCCAGATGAAAATAAAGGACCCGTTATTGTGTTAATAGGACGTCGTGATACCGGTAAAACTTATTTAGTGCGAGATTTGCTATATTATCATCAAGATATTCCAATAGGGACAGTAATCAGCGGAACAGAAGCAGGTAACGGTTTTTATGCTGAGCATGTTCCTAAACTATTTATTCACGATGAATACAATACTGCCATTATTGAAAATATTTTGAAAAGACAGAAGACGGTAATGAAGCAGATAAAAAAAGAAGTCGAAGTCTATAAAAAATCGAATATTGACCCACGAGCATTTGTTATATTAGATGATTGCTTATATGATGGAAGCTGGACAAAAGATAAGATGATGCGTCTCCTATTTATGAATGGTCGGCACTGGAAGGTGATGTTGGTCATCACCATGCAATATCCTTTAGGTATTCCTCCAAATTTGCGCACGAATATCGACTACGTTTTTATATTGCGCGAACCATATATAGCAAATAGGCGGCGTATTTATGAAAACTATGCAGGTATGTTTCCAACCTTTGAGAGTTTTTGTCAGGTAATGGACCAATGCACAGAAAATTATGAGTGTTTAGTCATCAATAATAACGCCAAATCGAATAAATTACACGACCAAATTTATTGGTATAAGGCAGAACATCATAAAACATTCAAACTCGGCTCAAAAGAATTCTGGGAAATCAGTAAAAATATGGACTCCGATGACGACGAAGAGATGTATGACCCTAATTCGAGAGATAAAAAGAAAGGCCCCAAAATAAATGTGCGCAAAACTAAATGGTAAGGCGTTGCTTCTATAATCTTGTTTCTAAATTATATAAACAACAACAACGATTTAAAGACTAATTACATTATTATAGTATAAATATGACTTCTCTCGACATTGTTAATTTAATAACAAATAACCCTATTACCAAGCTTAATGCTAACAATAATAATAAATTATTAGAAAAAGTAAAAGCTAACTTTACAGAAATGGAGCAACAATTGTTTATAGCTAGTTTTTATACTTATTTAAATTATGATAAAACAGCAGATTTTATTGTAGATATAGATTATATTTGGAAGTGGTTAGGATTTAATAGAAAATTTAATGCAACTAGCTGTTTAAAAAATAATTTTATAATTAACAAAGATTATAAATATAGTGATGTTAATGATAGTTTTGCTACCGCACGTACGGGAGCAAAAAACACAGGCAGTGGTGGTCACAATATTCAAAAATTTTTTTTAAATATTAAGACCTTTAAATCATTATGTTTAAAGGCACAAACAAAAAAAGCAGATGAAATACACGAATACTATATTAAGTTAGAAGAATTAATCAATGAAGTATTAGAAGAAGAAGCATTAGAAATGAAAAATAAATTACTAATAAAAGATAATCTTATTACAAATGCTATTCAAGATAAATTAAAAGCAATTGAAAAAACTCTAGTTTCACAATTTCCTGTAAATTGTGAATGTATTTATTTTGGAACTATTGATAATTCAAACGCTGAAGGAGAGAAACTAATAAAATTTGGACATAGCAATAATCTCTCTGTGCGACTGCAATACCATCATAAAACTTATGATAATTTTATTCTTCGCGATGCTTTTAAAGTTCATAATAGACAAGAAATTGAGAATGCAATTAAAACAAGCTCTAAAATTAGAAAACATTTACGAACTATTGAAGTTGATGGAAAAAATAAAAACGAAATATTAGCATATGATGAAACCAACTTTACAATTCCTTGTCTCTCGAGATATATTAAAAATATTATTTCTGAAAAATCATATAGTATTGAAAAATTTAATATTTTAGTAGAAGAAAATCAAAAATATAAAGCAACATTAGAGCAATTAAGTGATGAAAATGAAAAATTGAAGGTCCTTAATAATGAATATATAGAAAAAAATGAAAAATTAGAGCAACTTCTTGCATCTATTACAAATAATTATGAAAATGTTAATGAAACCAGCAATATAAATAACGATGAAATAGTTAATGTAAATAATGATGAAACCAATATAATAAGTGTTGAACTTAAAAATAAGTTTGATAAATTTATTGATGAGTGTTGTTTTCTTCATAAAGATGTAGATGTAGCTTCAACAACAATTGTAGGACAATTTCGTATTTATAATAGAGAGAAACCCTCAAAACTCGTATTTAGCATGTTTAATACATATATGAGAACACGATTTTTAGCATGTCGCATTAGTGGTCAAAATAAGAATCATGTTGTTCACGGATTTAAAGGAATAAAGCTAAAAGACATTATATATAAAAAAGGCAGTAGTTCAAATGAAGTAGAAAATTTTATTTTTGAAAGTTGCATTTTCTCTCCCGAAGGTCGTGCTTCAACTAATAAAATTGTAGAAGAATTCATAAATTATAAAAAGAATAATAGTTTATTAATCAATAATAATGAGGACAAAGATGTTAAAAATTATTTAAAAAATTGTCAATATATTCTCGGTGGGCCGATCCGCCTACATAATATAAATGCTACATTTGAGGGTTATTACGGTATTAGTTTAAAAAATGACTATTATCAGGAAGCTAGAGATGACCAAATTGCGACTAGTAGTAAAAAAGTTCAAAAAATAGACGCTAGCACCAAAAATATATTAAATAATTGGACTACAATAGCAAAAGCAGCAATTCACGAAGATTTCTCTCCAGCTAAAATGAGCAGAGCAATCAAAAATAATACTTTAATTAATAATGCCTATTATGTTTTAGTAAATTAATTACTAGTTGTATTCTAATATATTTTGCGACTGTTCTAACGGTTGCAAAAATATATACACTTTGCCCATATACAATTTTGTTTTCTGGTCCTGAACGTTCAGGAGCAAAAAACATATAATAAAAACAATATAAAGAAAAAAACAAAAAATTAAAAGTCATCGCCAAATTCGAAAGTGTTTATTTCAGAGTTTTTTGTTGTAAGCGAATACTCACTTACGCGGTCTTCGAAAAAGTTGGTTTTTGTTTCAATGCTAATGTTTTCCATCCAATCAAACGGATTTTTGCTTTCATAAATTTTGTCACCTCCTAATTGAACACTTAACCGGTCAGCAACAAATTCAATATATTGTTTCATTAATACTTGATTCATACCAATTAATCTGCACGGAAGCGAATCGTTAATAAATTCGAGCTCAATAGCTACAGCTTCGCTAATGATTTCGTGAATCTTTTGCTTTTTAAGTGGCTTTTCTAATTTGCTATGTAATAATACCGCAAATTCGGTATGTAATGCCTCATCGCGCGAAATTAGCTCATTTGAAAATGTTAATCCGGGCATTAGTCCGCGCTTTTTCAACCAATAAATAGCGCAAAATGCTCCAGAAAAGAAAATACCTTCAATGCAAGCAAACGCAACAAGGCGAGTAGCAAAATTGGATTTCTTATCATTAATCCACTTTATAGCCCATTGACCTTTCTTCTTAATGCAGTCATATTCATTTAGCGCATTAAATAATTTGTGCTTTTGCTCTTTATCTTTAATGTATGTATCGATTAATGTGGAATACGTAATAGAGTGAATATTTTCCATAGCAATTTGCAGGCCATAAAATGCGCGCGCCTCACTTAATTGAACTTCGCCCATAAAACGCAATCCTAAATTTTCTAAGACAATTCCGTCACTTGCAGCGAAAAATGCTAAAATCATAGATATAAAATGTTTTTCGTCATCATTTAACGTCTCCCAATCTTTATTGTCTTTTGAAAGGTCAATTTCTTCTGCTCTCCAAAACAAATCTTCTTGTTTTTTATACATTTTCCAGATGTCTTGGTCCTTAATTGGAAACATAACATAACGATTAACGTCTTCTTGTAATAGAGGCTCTACGCAATTCTTATTCATTCTAAATAATATATGTCTATATTTTTATATAATTTTAATAAATGTTATTAATTTATTTTTATTTTTATTTTTATTTTATTTTTATTTTATTTGTAATTTTTAGTAATTTATTATTTTAGCTATATTTTTGTAATAAAAAAATCATCTATATATAATTTATATGGCTCTTAGTTTTGGAGATTCTATTGCTAAGTATGATAAAAACGTTGGCTCACTATTAGCAGAGTCTGATGATTATGAAAAAAGTGCTATTGAACAATATAAAAAATTAAAGCAATTTATACCGCAAAAAGATACAAGTTATAAAAAAGACCTTTTAAAAATTGTAGAACAGCGTAATTTAGACTTAAAAAATAAATTACAAATAAAGGAGCGCCAAAATGAAGCATTGTTAAGAGTTCTCGAATATTTAAGTAGTTTAGAAAAAAAGCAATGTAAAATAAATGTGAAAGAGCTAATTGATAAAATTACAGATTTAGAAAGTAAAATCGCGGAGTTGCGGAATACTATTTAGAGAAAATATATAAAAACATAATTATATATATATAGCGAATATAATTATATAAATAGAAATAATAATTATATAATTATATTCTTATATAATAATATATAAACATGAAGAATAGAAATTCAAATAGTAAGATGAGAAAAAATAATAGAAAATTATTTAGTAATAATAAATTGCTCAATAATAAGTTGCTCAATAATAAGGTAATACTATTTATTGTAACTGCATTAGCGTTGTTTTCGCTATATATACATATAACTAAATCGAATTTTAGTGCTGTGTTGTTGTTTTTCTTAACTGCTGCTCTTGTGTATACCTTTACAAAAAATATGATATTGGTTTTAGGTGCATCTTTTATAGTAACAACAATTGCATCTATGTCCAAGAATTTATTTGGCTTAAAAGAGGGTTTCAAAGAAGGAAAAGACGAAGAAGGAAAAGACGGAGTTGAAGAAGACGACAAAGAAGGAAAAAGCACAGGAAAAGAAACAAAAAAAGCAACAGAAGAAAGCACAACAGCAGAAGATGCTATAGTAAATAAAATGAAAACAAATGACACAGACACAGACGCAGACACAGAGGGAGACACAGTCACAAAAACAACTAAGAATAAAAAACAATCAAACTTTGATAATCAAAAATTAGCACCTGCCTTATTTAATACACCAAGCAAAAAGAGTGTTGAGCAACAATTAGGAAAAGCAACAGAAGTCGAACAAGCTTATGATAATTTAGAAAAGATTATGGGTTCAGAAAAAATCAACTCAATTTCAACAGATACAAAAGATCTTATTAAACAACAAAATGAATTAATTAAACAATTAAAAACTATGACACCTGCTTTAAATAGCGCAATGAGTTCTTTAGGTAACTTAGATTTAAATAAATTAACAGGAATGTTTAATAGCGCTACAAAAAATTTATCAGATATTCAAGAATAATAAATCAATTAATCAATAAATCAATAAATATTTTATATAAATAATAAATATTTATATAAATAATAATGCCACATAATATTATATATATTATTAATAATAAGTTACATAATAAAAAATATAACCTATATACGCTGATATTTTATGCGTTAATAATGCATTCGTATTACATTTTATATATTAATCTACATAATAATAATTATATAGCAATCTTCATATATTTTGTATTGCTCTTATTATTTTATATTAAATTTAAGAAGTTTAGTTATGTAATAACTTATATATATTTATTATTTACGCTTGTATTTATTAAATTAAAAGTCAAAGAAAATAACACTAATTTAAGACAAACAGTTGCAGAGCAAGGCGAAGCAACTAGAACAAATTTAACAACTAATATGCCTCCAGAAGACAATAGTATTACACCTTGTGAAAAGTATATAATGGATAAAATGGTTGAACGTGGATTAACAATTGAACAACCAGCAAACACTCCACAACCAGGAACAATAAGCACCTCCTTAAATCTTACACCACCTGTAGCAATAAGTACACCTACACGATTAGTTGGTTGATTAAGAAACCTTTATATACTATTAACTATTTACTATTAACTATTATAATATTATATTATATATTTATAATTTATAATATAGTATATATATGCCTAAAAAGTGTGCTCCTGGAATGTTGTGTATAGAAAATTATACATTACTATTTTTTACTTTTTTAATTTTTGTAATTTTGTATTTTATGTATATTAAATATTCAAAAAATTTGAATTTAAATTCGAATTTGCATTCTAATAGTTATAGCGCTAATGGCGCTAATAGAAACTATAATTCTTATATAACACCTTTCTTAGGCAATGGCTATAGTAATAAAGAAAACGATGTATTATTAAACCCTTATAGTGCTCCGTTGCGTGACGATAGAATTTATAATAATTCAAACTTTAACGGACCCAGACTAGCTATTAATGTGCCTACTCAGTCAGTAAATACAAACTATAGACAAATAGGAATATTAACTCGCGTAAATGGACCAGAAACTATTTTGCCGTTGTTAGGTAGGCCATTATTTACAAATAAAGATAAATGGAATTTCTATACAATGAATGATAAAAATGGTATGATAAAATTACCGGTTCGCTTTAAAAATAAAAGTTGCACTTCATGCCAAGGTTGTGATAACGTGTATAGCGGAGACACTGTATATGTTGAAGGATATTCTGATACATTTAGAGTTACAGTTTATGATAATAACACATTAGAATATATTCCGAGTTTATAGTTTATAGTTTATAGTTTATAGTTTATAATTTGCAAAAATTATTTAAAAAATAAAAACTAATTATATATTTATAGAGTTATGGCTTTTACTAGATTTTTTGACGATCCATGTAGAATTCAAAAGTATTTAGAAGAGTCTACAACTGTTGGCAATTATAATATGAATGTTCCAGGCAATGGAGCAAGCCCCACTTTTTTCAATGACCCATATGTAAAAATACAAAAATGGGGAGGAAATTTGTCCTCAAACAAAACAGATTTAGAGAGTGAATTGTTTAAATTACATAGAAAACTAAATCGAGATAGCATAAAAGAAAATAACTATGTAGATTATTTAAATAATAATCCTATTTATAGTCAAAATAATAGTAACAACAATAATAGTGAAATAACAGGGCAATCGCGTGTATCGCACCCAGCTTGGGTATATAGAGAGATTAATAATTTTAATCAGAAAAATGATGAATATTATGTTCCAAATAATTTTAACTATTTACATTTAAATCCTCAAGCAAATATATGTATTCCTTTTCATAATAATATAAATTCGCGAATGTTGCAAAAGGATTATTATTCACTAATGAATAATTTTGACAGAGAGAAAAGAATTACAAATGAATAAAATTACACAATATAAATTTTATTATTTAGAAACTTGTTTAAACCTATAATATAATATATTATTTAATATTATATAATATTAAATAATATGGCGGCACTAGCTATACCTATAATTGTACTTGGAAGTATATTTATATTATCAGAACAAGAGAAAAAATCTGGTGTTAAAAATTCAGCGCAACAACAAATAGAATATAGTCGCGATTTGTTTTTAAGTCCTACTAATAGTAATAGTGTAAAAGCCGAAGGATTTTCTAATGCTAATTTACAAAATCGAGACTCAAACAATAACAATGCTTATAACAATAGCGCATATAGTAACAATGCATATAATAACGTGAATTTATTATCAGGCCAACAAACAACAGCCCAGCAATTTAAGCACAATAATATGCAGCCATATTTTGGTGCCAAAATTAGGGGTCCAAGTGTCGACATAAATAACACCGAATCAATTATGGACACCAAACAAGGCGCAGGCAGTCAAAATTTTTCTAAAGCAGAAATAGCCCCATTATTTAGGCCCGACGAAAATTCACACCACCCCAACGGAACACCTAATAATAGTGATTTTTTTCAATCACGGATGAATGAATCTATGAAAATGTCAAATGTTACATTATGGGAACCGCAAAGAGTTGGACCGGGTCTTAACTTGGGTTATGGTTCGCAAAATTCAGATGGTTTAAATACTGGTGGAATAGAAGGCGGTGGCGGATTTAATTCGGGTATGATGGCCCGTGAATCGTGGATGCCTAAGTCAGTAGATGATTTACGCGCCGAAAACAAACCACGAACCACCTTTGATTTAAATGGTCATCAAGGTCCTGCTATACACCCTATTAAAATGCAAGGTCCAAATACTAAAATAGGCGTTGTTGAAAAACATTTACCAGAAAAATCATTTGAGTCGGGACCACATCGCTGGTTTACTACAACAGGTGTCGAACAAGCACCGCCGATTAGAAGCACTCAAGTAATTCCGATGGAAAATAGAATTGACACTACTCGCGAATATTATGGTTCGGGTTCAAATACACAAAACGGACAAGCAACATACACAAATCCGGACTATGAAGAATCTAAGCGCCAAAATTTAAGTGCTCTTCCATTAACTAATGCAAGCGCCACAGGAACCAACTATGCTAGTCCGTCAGACTATGGGTCTTATAATATACTACATAATAATAGAACAACACAACCACAAAGCCAAGAATTTGGAGGAGTTTATGGTATGGCAAAAGCAGCAATTACACCGCTATTAGATATATTTAGGCCTACACGAAAAGAAAATGTAATCGGTAATTTACGCGAAACCGGAAATGTTAATGGCTTAACTCCGCAAGGTCATTTATTTAATTCTAATGACAAGACAAAAATAACAAATAGAGAGATGACAACCGAGAAAATAGATCTGAATTATGTTAATGTGCAAGGGCAAAACTATAGAGGCGACGGCTATAAAGTTAGCGGTCAGCAAAATTATGATAACCAAAGAACCACCACAAACAAAGAATATATTGGAACAGGTGGCAATAATAATCAGGGTCAGCGGCTTTATAATAATGCTTATGCGCAACAAAATAATGTAAATAAGACTTACGAGTCACGAGCAAATCAAGGCAATATGTCACTATTTAATAATTATAATAATTCCACCACTGCGCGAAATGATAACATATTCCAACAAAATAGGCCATTAGTAACTAACAATGGCCTAAGTATTATACCTTCAGCTGAATTTATTGGAGAACTAAACGGAAAGCAAGGTTATGATTTAAATTATAATAATGCTAGGCTAGACGAGTCGCTATTAAGTGCCTTCAAAAATAATCCATATACCCAATCTCTCACAAGTGTTGCTTAAAAGCAATAAAAAAATTTTATATAATTCAAAAAAAGTAATATATTATTATAAAAAATATTATATTATAAAAAATATTATATTATAAAAAATATTATATTAAAATTAATTGTTATAGTTAATTTAATAATACAATAACAAATGTGCGGAATAACATTTATATATTCAAAAACAAATTGCAATGCTTTAGATCACATTTTTAATAGCCTTGAATTAATACAAAATAGAGGTTATGACTCTATGGGCATATGCTATTATAATCAAAATACTTCTAATTATGACATAATAAAAAAAGCATCAACACCAAAAGACGACTGTTTAACTCTCTTGAAAACTAAGTTTAATATAAACAAAAACGATTTAAAGACAAGCATATACTCAAAATTTGCAGTCGGACATACGCGATGGGCAACACACGGAGGAAAAACGGATGCCAATGCGCATCCTCATATTTCTAATAATGGAGAAATAATATTAGTGCATAATGGAATAATCAATAACTTTTTAAGTATTAAGGAATTTTTAATTTCGAAAAATTATACTTTTTATAGCGAAACCGACAGCGAAGTCATAGCCAATTTGCTAGAATATTATATTAATAATAATGTGTCTTTTGAAGAAGGTCTCTCACAAACTCTCTCAATGTTAGAAGGGACGTGGGGATTAGTAATTATTTATACTAAGGAAATTGACACATTTTATGTGTCACGGCGTGGCTCTCCATTATTATTAGCAAGCAATACTAATTATATATTATGCTCTTCTGAAATAAATGGGTTTAACGGACTAGCGCAAGATTATATAGCATTAAACGACAATAGTGTAGTAAAAATAAGCAATAATAATTATACATTTTTAGAACTAGAAACAAGTGAAAGTCAAACTAGCGCTAACACTAGTTATATTAGTTATAGCATAGAAAATAGCGATTATAAAGATATATGGAATACTAAAAATCAATATGCGCATTGGATGTTGAAAGAAATAAACGAGCAACCCGAAACAATACAAAAAGCGTATAATTATGGTGGTCGCATTAGCAACAATATCATAAAATTGGGGGGTCTTGACCAAATACTTAATATAACATCATATATAGAATATATATACTTAATTGGTTGCGGAACAAGTTATAATGCTGCGCTAGCGGGAGAGATTTATTTAAATGAGCTAAATAAGTTTGTAACTGTAAAATGCATAAATGCGTGTGAATTTACCGAAAATTGCTTACCAAATATAAAAAATTATAGCACACTGATGTGTATTTTTTTGTCTCAATCGGGCGAAACACTAGATGTTTTCAATTGTTTAAAGATTTGCAAAAATAAGCACTGTTTAACAATGGGAATAATTAATAAAGTAGACTCGTTATTAGCGCGAGAGGTTGAATGTGGTGTATATTTAAACGCGGGGCTAGAAATCAGTGTTGCCTCGACAAAGTCTTTTACTAGTATGTTGGTGGTGTTAAGTTTAGTAAGTATGTGGTTTGTTAATAATCATCATAATAATATTATGAAAATAAACAGTCTTAGATTTCTCTCGCACTCGCTAAAGCAAATGCTATTTTCTAATTCTATTAATAGCAAACTTACGGCTTTGAGAGACAATATAATACTTAAAAATTACAGCAGTATATTTATATTAGGTAAGCACAAGCTATATCCAGTAGCGTGTGAAAGTTCATTAAAGATTAAAGAGGTATGTTACATTCATTGTGAAGGATTTTCAGCAGGTTCTTTAAAGCATGGTCCATTTGCCTTATTAGACAACACCAATTTAACATTGCTATTAATTGATAGTAATGATATTATTAATTATAATAATATGAAATCTACATATTATGAAATAATTGGACGAGAAACAAACTTATTTGTAATAACAAATTCTCAAAATGTTATAAATGAATTGCAAATAGCAGAGCATAGTTGTATGCTAATTAATAAATTGGATTATTATAATGAAATCTTATTTACAGTGCTATTGCAAAAATTGGCATATATAATTTCCGTTGCAAAAGGCATTAATCCAGACAAGCCCAAAAATTTGGCAAAAGTTGTAACTGTGGAATAAAGCTTTGCTTTGTTCTTTATATTGATTTTTTAAACAATATAAAGAGTAATATTAATTACACGTGTTTAAAGGTTAGTCCCCATCTGCTACGTCTAACATTGTCTTCATATATATTTGGTCTTAGCCCAGAGTCGTAAAATGTATTTTGATTATAAAAGATTTCATTAGCCGGATTTACGAGTGTTCTAAAATTAACTATGTTAATAATAAATTCATTTTGAGGTATATAACTTATTTTATAGGTCGCTTCGCTTTGTAATATATTATTGCTTTCGATACTATAATCTAACTCATAAATGCTATTCAAGTTATCTCTCAAATTTTTGTGAATATAATTGTTGGGTTCATTATTATTAATCAATCTATGTGGAGTATCATAAATTTGAATAACATCTTTAGAATTCGTAGTAAAAAACTGCGTTCTATCGACTTTTAGTTCATTCAATAATACTCTATCATACATTGCATTATCTTCTAATCCCCAGCCCCAATTATTAGGAAACCCATTACATTTTTCAAAATCACTACCTATTATGGAGAAAATACCACCTAATGCAAACTGATATCCGTAAAAGTGCTTAACTGTTCCTGCGGTCGTAATATAGTTAAAAGTATTCTTTAGCGCCGGTAGCGTATCAATATCGTTAAAAACAAATGTAATATTTTTATAATCTTGCGGATACTTGTTTTTCATAGCAATAAACCCAATATTTTTAGTAGCTCCCCGATTAAAAGGCCGATTATCTGTTTGATGACTATAATAAATTTCATAATCATTTTTATCATAATCTTCCATAATGTATTTCATATATATAGAATAATGCGTCTTTTCCTTTTCGCGATTTCTATAAGGAATAATAAAAATTAACTTTGGAATTTTTAAATCCATATTTATTAATATAATAAACTATATTTAAATTTATTATGTTAAATTTATTATGTTAAATTTAAGACAATTACAAACAATAAAAAAAACTATTTAAAAACTAATTACTAAATTTTAATTAGTTACTAACTTAAAAACTCCCCCTAATTATATTTTTTCAAAATGATTTCAGGAATTAAAATAGTCTTATAATTTTCAAGCTTCTTATAACATTTATTAATAGTAACTTCGCTAATTTTGCTAACATTATTGATTGATGCTTTCGTAATATTTAAATTACAAACCTGCGATATAAAATATATAATACCTCCAGCAATTGAATGCGGTGTATTTTCAGGAATTAATTTTAGTTGCTCTATTTTAAAAGCAACAAATTTACACAAGTTTGTAAGCTCATTATTGATATTCAATTTACTGCAAAATCTCTCAATAAATGATGACGGTGTTGTTTGACTTAGCGATGTAATGTCCTCGTTTAAATTACTATTGTGTTCTATTTCATTAATAATTGTAAGAGCGTTTTTGCAGCCTTTTGTAGCACTCGCATTGTCTAAATTAAATATGTCAGCTATTTCTTTGGCTGTGCGCGGATAATTATTAATCCTGCAAGAAATGTAAATTGATGCAGCAATAATTCCATCACGATTAAGACCGCGATAAGTCTTTGTTTCCGATATTTTTTTATGAAGGCGCATTGCTTCATCAATAATAATTTTTGGAATGCCTGAATTTTGAGATATATTTGAAATTAATTGAAATTCATCATAGCGCGACTTTTCTTTATATGGCATAGCTTGCCAATCAGTATATCTGCGGATTTTATGCATTTCATAGCTTGATTTACCCGGACACAACACTTTGCAACTATAAGACGACTCTTGTAATAACGGATTAATAGGCATTCCACAACGTGTAGGGTCTGAGTGACTGTTATCATCTGCACCATAAAATCGCCATTCAGCAGTTTGATCCAAATTATCTTTAAAAATAAGACCGCAACACACATTAGAACATGTTAAAAATCCATCTTCTCCAATAAACAACGAACTGTCACAATTAGCACACATATTATCGCTTGTAAGCATGTCTTTTTCTTTTGTATAAACACATTCAAAGTCGGGCTTTTCTTTATATTCTTCATCAAAAATAGTCCATAGCTTTTTATTTGAATTTTCCTTTAATTTATTTTTCCGTGTTTCTTGCTTATTCGATTTTTGTGCTTTATTTATATTATTTAAAATCGAGTCAACATTTAACTGTAGTGACATTTATTCTCTCAATTATTTAATAATTTACTTTTAAACTTATTTTGTTTCAATTATATATTTTAATATAGTATTTTAATATAGTATTTTAATAATATATTATATATTATAATATATAAGTATATATTATGAGTTTCTTAACAAATATAGTTGATTTTTTTAGTAGTTCAAATAAAACACACGCCCAACTTAATAGTTTTGTGAATGAAAAGTTTACATTTTTTTTAAATAATTCAAATTTATTATTAACGTTTGTTTCGGATTTTGAAGACTATAAAAGTGGTGATCCTAATATACCAATTGGTAAATCTAAATGCAATGAATGTGAAGACTTATATATTTTAACAAGCGATATTTTTGAAAAATATTTTAATAGAATTAATATTCCCTATGACATAGATGTTAGTGAAGGAAATTCTAAAACAAATTACAAGGATAAAGTTTTGTATTTTTTTGATTTAAAAGACTTGAAAAAAATATTAGATGAACACAATTTAGAAAAATCGAGCTCTGATATTGCACAACTTAATAAAAAAAGATTGTTATGCAAAATAATCTCTCTGAGCTTTATCAAACTCTATATTATTGTTAAAAGTATATATCAAACTTTCAATATTTATGATTCATTGATTATTGAAGAAAAGACTGAAGAGCCTGTTATTGGACAGGATCCACCTATAGACCCTACACTTGACCCTACTATACACCCCACTAGTGACCCCACTCTCGAACCTGTTATACACCCTGTTCAAGAACCTGCTCAAGAACCTGTTATTGTCCCTGTTCAAGAACCTGTTCAAGAACCTGTTATACACCCTGTTCAAGAACCTCCTCTTGACCCTACTATACACCCTGTTCAAGAACCTGTTATTGACCCTTACGGAATACCTGATCCTTTTCATGACCCTTATAAAACACCTGAGCCTTATGAAAAACCTGAACCTATTGAAAAACAAGACCCTTATAGAAGAGCTCTCCCTCCTATTCAAACAAAAGACCATTATAGAAGAGCAGTCCTTCCTATTCAAACACATGACCCTTATGGAAGAGCACTCCCTCCTATTCAAACATATGAGCCTTATGGAAGTGCAGTCCCTCTCCCTCCTATAGAGCTATATAAAAACCCTTATACTCAAAGTGGAGGCGGTGTGTTTTACAATATGTATAATACACTATTAGGTAAGAAAACTGAATCATCAATTGTAACTACTAATAATGTAGCTAGTGGATTAAGCCCAGCGTCACCGTCAATAACAGGGTTAAGCCCAGAAACAGGGTTAAGCCCAGAAACAGGGTTAAGCCCAGAAACAGGATTAAGCACAGAAACAAATCCAGATTTAGATCCAAATTTGAGTAAAGAAAAAGATAAAGAAAAACTGCAATTGTCTAACAATATATTTTATTCAATATTTGTTATATTATTTGAAGATAGCAAAGACGAACAACTAGACCCAACTAATTTTAATGTTAGCTTTTTAACTAAAGGTGTAAGTAACATGACTAATACAACATTAGGAGCCAAAATACCCAAAATTTTACGACACATTTCTAATTCAAAAATATTTGAATTAGATTTTTTAGGAGAAAGTTGCCTGATTTTTAGAGATGACAATTTTAAATTTATACAACTAGAAACAAGTGACACTGAAAGCAAGGAAGCCACAATGTTTATAGATGAAGTAGATAAACAGCACGAACCATTTAATAAAATTATAGAAACAAAGCGCAAACTATTAGGAACTATTTTAAATAAAGAAAATAGAGACGCAATAGTACATTATTATAAATCAGAGTCACAGCACAAATTTGCTAATTTCAAATTTTTTAATGCGTTCAAGTCACATTTAAAAACAATGACAAAGAATTACTTTGACTCTCGTGCTAATTTATATAATAATATTGTTAAAGAGCTCTTTATGTTTGATAAAAAAACGGGCGCTATTATAAGCTTAAATAGCAATTTAACATATAAGTATATTAGCGAACTCAGTAAAAAGACTGAAATAATATTACTAGATTTACATATAACACTATTTAAAACATTGAATAGCATATTAACAGATAGCGTTAATGAAATTAATGTTATGAAAAAAAAAGCGCGACTAAGTGCACCAGTTACAACACAAGAAACTGCACCAGTAAATGCGCCAGTAACACAAGAAAGCGAATCTAACATAGGAGTTTCGCAACATTTAGGAGGTGCTAAAACAATAAAGCACAATAAAAGAAACAATAAAAGAAGCATTAAAAGAAACAATAAAAGAAGCATAAAAAAAAATAGGAAAAAAAGACAAACAAGAAAAGCAAAAAAACAATAAAAAGTAACACTCAAAAAAAAGGGCATTTTTAATTTTAATTAAAAAAATTGATTTCTTATAACTATTTATGCAACTAATTATAAGAAATAAATATGTTTTCTAACACCACTCTCTATATTCCTGATTATGTTGTGGTTGAAGATATTCCTACTATTATTAAATATTTTGAATATTATAATATTGCTAAAGTAAAAAAGGTGCAAGTATTTAAACACTGCGAACCCGAATACTATGTTGAAGATAGATGCCCTTATGGTTTTGCATTAATTGAAATTGATTATTATTATGACAATCAAGGAGCTCGAAATTTCTATAGCTCTATTGAAAATAAGAAAGGCATAATCGTATATGATGACCCTAATTTTTGGGAAGTTCAATTTAGTCCATACGAAGAAGACAAATCTAGTGTTTTAGTTAATCACAATAAGAAGTTTCAAAATTATTCAACTTGTGACTCAGACTATGACAGTGACGAAGAATGTTTTTATAATAATGATGAGCTAGAAGAAGACCAAGACGAACAAAAAGACGAAGATGAAGACCAAGACCAAAAAGAGGAAGAGCCTATTAAATTTAACACTGATTATAGTTTAGATAATTTTAATTATGCTAATTACGAAAAAAACTATGCTAACTTTAAGAAAAAGCAAAGTTCAAAGAAGCAAAAATTAAGCAAAGAGCTTTATGAGATTAAAACGGCTATTAACAATATATGCACTAAGCAAGACAAACTGCTAAAATTATTGCTTATTAATAATGAACTAAAAAGTAAGAAGCAAAAAAACAATCAAAAAATCAAAGAATTCAAAACTTCCTGGGCACGGCGTCTGCGTCACGAGTCTATTTAACACCTAATTCTTATAAAAATCGCCATCTTCATCTTCATTTATTGTTGCTTCTTTACAACATCCATATGTAGCACGATGCCATTTACTAATTCCATATTTTTTTATTCCTTCAATATGTTTAGAAGTTCCATAACCTTTATTACTTAAAAGTCCATAATAAGTGTCTAATTTAGGAAAATTAGCGCACATCTCTTTAATATATTTATCGTGTTCTACTTTTGCCAATATAGATGCAGCAGCAATTGAGCAATATTTATTATCTCCGCCTTCAACCAAAACGTGATTTAATTGTTTAATAATATTAGATGTTTCGCAATAATAAGTAAAGGCTTTAAAATCGTTGCCATCTACCAACAAATAGCACATTTCATTTGAGCATAATTTACCATTTTTCTCACAATAACTGTTTAAAATTGTTTTAATTGCTTTGTGCATAGCGCTTAAAGTTGCTTGCCTAATATTTATAGAATCAATGATTTTTTCATCTTCATAAGCTACTGCCCAAAATAGTGCATTAGCTTGTATATAGTTAGCAACGTCAATTCTTTTGCTCTCAGATGTAAATTTTTTGCTGTCTTTCAATAAATCATAGTTAAATTCACTGTTGTCAGGTAATATAACAGCAGCACTATAAACCCTGCCAAATAGCGGTCCTCGCCCTGCCTCATCTATACCAATTTCTATAATAGCACTAGTATTATTATATTTTTTTTCGAGGCATTGTTTAGAATTTTTCACTTTTGACATTTAAAATTATATAGCAAATTTATTATATTATTTATATAATAATAAATAAATGAGTTTTCGCAATTTTAAAAAAAATTATATAGAAATTCTTTTTAAGAATTAAAATTATATAGAAATTTTATTATATTTATATTATAATAAAATAATATGGCTCTAAATTTTAAAAAAAATTTATTAATAATTATGTTATTAATAATTGTAATATTATCAACAATTGTGTATATTAATATGCAAAATATAAAAGAAACATTTATATCAAACAGGATTGACCCCAATAATATTATTCCAGAAAGTAGCGACTCTAGTTATAACTATTATAAATTAAATAATGGAGCTTACAATTATTATGTTGAAAATATAATTATGGACCCGGTTAAAACTGTTACAAAGGACCACTTTAAATCAGGAATCGTGTCAAGTTTAAAGAATTATTTTATAGCTAATAAGGCATTAATAGGATACACTAAAGATAATAGTTCTGTGCAATTATATAATGTTAAGCCCAGTGTTATATTAGATGTAACTGCAACACTAAAATCGGCTAGCTCACCTACAGACATTTGCGGTATGTATATGTTAATGCTTGAAAACTCAGGAAATTTATATGATTTATCTAATAACAAATTATCAAGTTTTAATATGAGAATTAATAATGTAGACATTATTAAATCGGGAGTATTTCAAACAATCGCTTTAAAAGAAACTACACTAATAGTAGAATCGTCAGCAAATACAACGCCTGCAACTGCCTCAGCCTCAATTGGTGATATAAACTTTTCAGGGCTATTTGGAAAGGCTAATGGAACGCAAGATATGAATGATGAGCTATTTTTATATTTATTGAGCAAAGGCAATTTCGGTTCTAGCTATGTTCCGCCTATATACAATAATTTTGAAACCGCTATGAATTTACCGTCAAATCCAATTGTAAATCCTGTAAATACTATGAACCCGTTAGAATATGCCGAAACACTATTTGCTCCACAAGTAACACCTATGATGGCAAAAAATTCATATTTAAATAGTGATGTAGCTATTTCTGCAACTAAAGAAATACCTAGTGTTTCAACAAAAGACAATAACACATTAAAGAATAATAACACATCTATGAAGGATGTGTTTAAATTTGACCCAGATGGTAATCTATTATCGCAAAATATAGGCACCAAAAATGTAGATGACTCTAGCAATCATACTAAAGTAAAGACCGTTTATAAAGAAACTACCGCTCCGTGCCCTCCACCACAAAGATGCCCAGAAAGCAATTTTGAGTGTAAGAAAGTTCCAAATTATGAGCAAGGTATAAATAACGCCTTTTTACCAAGACCTGTGCTAGCAGACTTTAGCACATTTGGAACCTAAATAAAGTATGTTAATGCTAAATATTATTTCTATTTATATCTTTAAATAGTAATAATAGTTATTATATACATTTTTTCTCAAACATTATGACTCTAATAAATTAGATTAATCATAATATTTTCATAGTATGTATTATTTTTTTATAATACCTGTTTAAATAATTTAAACAGTCATCTCTCCTCATCCTCCTTTTTGTTTTCCAAACCTTCTAACTCTTTTACTTGTTCTTCGCGTAAGATTTTTTATGAACTTGATTAATTTTTTCTTAGAGAACGCTGCGAAGTTAATACGCTTTTTTTTTCTTGAGTGGGAACGTTTATGCATTTATAACATATATATTTATTTTATTTATTTTATTTATTTTATTTATTTTAATTAATTTATTTATGCTTAAAGCATTTTTTATCTATTTTAAATGTTTTACATTTTTTCTCTTGAGGAACAATATTTATTATGCATTTAGATTTCTTTCCATATAATGGTGTTGTGCAACCTTTTTCTTTTTCCTTCTTTTTTGTATAGTTAAATAGTTTAGATTTTTCAATAGTGCAACGGGATCTAAAATTTTCATAATTATCACGCACTTCGCAATATGTTAGTCCCGAATTCTTTCCTAACATTTTATTTATTTGTTCATGCAAATTAAAAATATAACGCGAAAAATTATTGCGATTTTTAAAAATAGTATCTGTTAATGGAAACTTTTTAAAATTATTTTTAAGATTTATTCTGCAATATTTGCAAGGCAATGTGTGCTGAAAATTAAGCAATAATTGTTTATATTTTTGTTTTTGTAAATTAGTTGGTTTAATTGGATAATTAAAACTCATTACGTGTAAATAATGCCACAAACTAGGCCCCCATATACTTGTTAACATACCATCTCCGCTATTGTAATCTTTAGTGTTATAAATCATAAGTTTTTTTGTTTTTTTTTTAGTATTTTTTGTATTTTTAGTATTTTTAGTATTTTTTTTAGTATTTATCATATTTTTAAATAGTATTACTTAATAATATTAGTTAATATAATAATTTATTTATTATGTTAAATATAAAATAATTAATTATTTATTATATATAATAATTATGTTTAAAAACATTTCAAAGATTTTGAATAGTTATTTAGTAAAATTCAAAGATGATTTTGTAAATAGCGCAAAAGACAAGAAAAAGCTCTTGCTATTATTAGTTGTAGTAGCACTATTTTTGTTAGTAGCACTATATGTATATAAATATTTTATCAAGAATTTAATAAATAAGAAACATCAAGTAAATAAAGAATTTATTAATAAAAAAGGCAATAATAGTGATGATGTATTAGTATTATATTTTTATACACAATGGTGCCCTTATTGTAAGCAATCTATGCCAGAAATTAAGAAATTTGAAGACTATGTTAATGGATTAAATGCTGAAAACAGTTATAAAATTACAGTAACTAAAATAGATTGTGATGAAAATAGTGCTATGGCAACTAAGTATAAAATACAAGGTTATCCAACCATAAAATTAATATATAAAGGAAAAGTATATGATTATGATGCTAAACCAACTAAGGAAAATTTAATACAATTTTTAGAATCGACTATTAAAAAGAAGATTTAGAGTCTGTCTCTCTTTCTTCTTCTTCTTCTTCTTCTTCTTGATTAGCTAAAGAGCTAGTGTTAGGTTCTGCCTCTCTTGTTCCTTCTTCTTCTTCTTGATTACTAATGCTTATGGTTGCCTGTACTTCTGCTTCTGCCTGTGCTTCTGCTTCTGCCTCTGCCTCTCCTTCTTGATTAACTAAAGTAGTAATTTGTTCATCACATCTAGTTTCTTTTACTGCATCTTCTTCTAATTTATTAAGAAAATTCGTTGCTTGTATTTTTCCTAAATTTACTAAATGACATCGTTCTTTTTCACAAGACATAACTTGAAACCAATAGCTTATATCAATAGAATTATACGACAATGCTGTATTAATATGATTTTTTATATAAGTAACAATATCATTTTCAACATTTGAAATCTTAACAAACAACTTTTTAATAAGAAAAAATATATATTCGAAAAAATTAGCATCTTTAGATATAACATTATTGGCTTTAGTATTTTCCAAATATTTATTATAAAAGCTGTTAGATAAGTCAATAGGATGCATTTTATCATTCATAAAACAAAAAATTTCATCATTATTGCATTCTTTGTCTGCAATACATAGATTAATAGGACAGCCAACTATTATACCACCATCTAAATAAAGGTCCTCATTAACATATAATGGTGCAAAAACTATTGGAACAGCTAAAGATATGTATAACGCATCTATTAATTCAACATTTGGAGTAGTAATATAGTTAAATTTGGTTTGCTTTAAGTTGCTCAAACAACAAGCAAATATATTGAACTCTATTTTTGTTAAATTATAAAACTCTAATAGACTAATATTTAGCGGTATATTTTTAGCTAAAAATAATGGCTCTAGTGCGCTAATTATTACTTTTTTATTAATTATGCCTTTCTCATATAATATATTAATATATGAACTATAAGAAATATTACATAATTTGTTCCAAGGTCTCTTAATTAAAAAATCATCCATCCATGTCCAATCGTAATTCAATATATAAATTAAGCCTATAATACCTCCAACTGATATAGAATAAATCGATTCTATATTTTTATAGTCAAGAAAATTTTTCTCAGTTAAATATTTTATTGCACCATATTCAACAAACCCAATAGGACCACCTCCTGAGAAAACTAAATGCTTAACTATTGTCATTTAATAATAATAATAATATTATTAAATGATAATAATTTTTTATATTTTTATATTTTTATTAAATATATATAAAATAACTATAAAATAAATATAAAATATATATGACACAGACTTAAAATAAGTATTTAATACATATAAAATTTTTGTATCAACTTGTGTATCAACTTGTGTATCAACTTGTGTATCAACTTGTGTATCAACTTGTGTATCAACTTGTATCTGCTCACTGCTAATAGGGTCATTTTCTAATTCTAAATTGCTAATAAACTTTTTAGCTTGTAGTGTGCCCAAATTTATTAAATGTGTTCTCTCAGTATCCGTATTAAAAATATAATTCCAATATTTCAAATTTGCACCATTATGAATTAAAGCTACATTTATACTATTTTTTATATGAACAATTATTTCATTTTCTATGTTTGATATGTTCATAAACCAAGTATTAAATAGTAAATAAAAATATTTAAAAAAATTAATATTGTTGCTAATACTAGTGTTACTAGTACTATTACTAGTGTTATGATAAACATTAGATAAGTCAATTGGGTTAGTTTTGTCATTTATAAAGCATAAAATTTCACTATGATCACATTGTTTTTCAGCAATACAATTATTTATAGGACAACCATTAATAATAGCTCCATCTAAGTAAAAGCAATCATCAATAATTAGTGGCGCAAATATTAATGGAACTGCTAACGATACATATAAAGCATCCACTAACATTATACTAGGCGTAGTAATATGATTAAATTTTTTTTGTCGTAAGCTCGTAAAATTACAAGCATATATATTAAACTCTATTTTTGTTAAATTATAAAACTCTAATAGTGTTATAGTTAAAGGTATATTTTTTGTTAAAAATAGTGGCTCTAATGCATTGACTACAAGAGCTCTTGTTATTATACCTTTTTCATATAGTAAATTTGTATAAGAAAAACGAACTAATTTGTTCCAAGGTCTTTTAATTAAAAAATCATCAAGCCATAACCAGTCCAATTTTAAAATATATATAAAACCTATAAATGCACCAATAGACACAGCATATATAGATTCTATATTATTATAATTAACAATATTAGTGGTTGCTAAATATTTTAAAGCACCATATTCAACAAATCCAATAGGGCCACCACCCGCCAAAATTAAGTGTTTAATTGTCATTATTATTTATTTATTTTTATATATAACTTTATATATTTTTATATAACTTTATACTTATAGTTCTAAAAATAAGAATAAAATAAATATAAAATGAGCTTAATTACTTATTTTTTAATATTATTATAATTTAAAAAAATAAGTATGTCTAATGATATTTTTTATAATTTTTCAAATAAAATAGACAGCGAAGACTCTTCTTTAAAACTAAATATTGACGAATTATATAGCAAAAAACAGCAACAAGACTTGAATGTCTTAAAAAATTATAATAATATATTGTTAAGAATACATAATAAAATTAAATATATATCCAAAAATATGTTAAATGAAAACTGCTGTTGGTATGTTATGCCCGAAATGATTTTAGGGGTTCCTAAATATGACCATAGAGATTGTACTGCCTATGTTATTGAAAAATTGAGAGACAATGGATTTATTGTAAGATATACACACCCAAATTTGCTATTTATAAGCTGGAAACATTGGGTTCCTACTTATGTTAGAAGTGAAATAAAGAAAAGAACCGGAAACTCTATTGATGAAAATGGTAATATTATAAATGAAGAAAATAGTGCTAACAGTGCTAGTAATGCAAATACTCAAGCAGTAAATAGCGAACATATGCTATTTTCTAATAATAAAAGTATTAAAACTAATGCGAATGCTAGTACCAAGGATTATAAAGATATTAAAACATATAAACCTTCTGGTAATTTAATATATAATAATAGCTTATTGGAGAAAATAAATATTAAATAATACTTAAATAGTAAATACTATTTATATTTTAAATGACACTAAAGCATATTTTAGCAACCATCTTAATTTTACTTGGTGCTTTATTTTATACTAATACTAATACTAATACTAATAATGGCGATTGTGTATATATTAGAGGGGGAGGATTTTCTGGATTTTGGTATTATTATGGATATTTACAAAATAATAAAATAGCTAATATAGCCAACAAACCTATTTATTGTTATTCTTCTGGGTGCGTAGCATATGTTGCTTCAATTAGTAATAATAATAATAATAATTTTAGTTATGTATATGATTTTGCGCATAACTTAGTAATTGATTACAACAATAATAAAATAAATAGTTATGAAGTAAAGGAAATATATATAAATTTTATTGCAAATAGTATTAGTAATATAGAAAATTATAATCTTAATATATTAACGTCGAATTATTTAGGTCAATGCACAATTAAAAAACCAGCATCTATTAGTGAATTAATAGTTGCACTTGATGAAACAACAAACATACCAATAATAACAACAAAACTGAATTTTAGTAAAAAAATAGACGGAATATGCTGTATTACTTTTATAAATAAATGTGCAACTATTATCGAATTACCATACGACTATAAAATTTATAGAAATGTTTTTAATATTAATCTGAGTTATGAAGATGTTATTTATTTTTTAACATATATTAACTTATAACTTATAACCACCCATAATATATATATATATATATATATATATGAAAAAAATTGATTTATTTTTATATATATAATTGCAAACTTATAACCATAACTATATAAAAAGCTTAAATATGAGTTTGAAACTGACTATGGAAACTAAACTCAAACCTTTGCCTAAGTTGACAACACTATTGCCCCCATTTTGTGGTTTTATGATTGATGATGTAGTAACTTGTAATATATGTTTAGAGGACAATGATGGAGCTATTGAAGTCGATGGCTGTATTTCAGGAAAAATTAAGCGAAGACTTATTACAGCGTGTGGTCACATATTTCATAAAGCATGTTTACAACAATGGACTACTGCATCCCTTAAAGGGTCATTATGTGGGCTAATTAGTTGCCCATGTTGTAGAGGACCTGTATATATGGATGAGCAAAGCACCGAAACAAAAAAAAAACAGTTTGCTGCATTAGCACGTTGTGACTGTTGTCCAAGACATCAAAGAGATAAACCGTTGTCTTATGAATATGACCCAGACTTAGATGCTAGAACTATGTCAAAAGCACAAGAAAGTGCTCTAAACACTCTTTCAGCTGAAGACTATAAATATTGGTGCCAAGTTAACACTTGGCGTCGAATGGATGAACGAGAATGGTGCGATTGCCATTGTAGGACAAGAATGCGCTCAATGGTTCGTCGCATTCCTCCTCCTAGCTCTCATGACTGGCATGGTAAATAGCTTAATCATTCGAATTATCAACTTTTTTTATTTTATTTTTATTATTATTATTATTATTATTATTATTATTATTATTATTATTATTATAAGAAACGATTTAAAATTTTAAACTTAATATTAGTAGCTGAAAAAATTTTATAACAAGTCTAATGAATCAATTAAATAAAGTTAGGCTATGTCTTTTTTTAAACACTTGTTTGGTAGTATTTATAGGATTTTATATAACAGATTTTACTACACAATCTACATATTTTCGTTTTGGACCAAATGATGATTTTATATTTATAAGCGTACAAATTAATACTATGCCAAAATATTATAGTTTATTAACATTAATATTTGTAAATGATATAATTAGAGTTATTATTCAAGAATTTGGAGACCCAATATTATATATGAATGTTTATAATCCAGATAAAAAAGAAATAGCTGACTTTAGTAAAGCACAATTATATTTTTACGCAAATACTATGTTTTTAATAAATAATATTAGGCGTATTTTTACATTATTAATTAGCATAACACAAATAGATATTGCGTTATTTTCGGTAGTAGTAGAGCAAGTGGTTGTCATTGTTACAATAAAAATGTTGCTTGATGAGAAAAAATTCATAAATAGCAAATCATTGTTAAATAAAGAGGTTGCTAGTCTAGACATTGAAATGGATAGTATAGATTCTACAAAATAAAAATAATAATGTTGTTATGTTTTTATAAAATTGAATTGATTTTTATTTAATTAATTGCTAGTCTAGCGATTATATAGAGAGAGAGCGTGAAGCGACTATGAGTGCTCAAGTGATTATGGAGTTGATGACCAACATTGAGCATGACAAGATGGTCAAGGACGCTATTGCTTCTGCGATGGAGGGTATTCAATGTCGTGTGATTATTGCGCGTCTTCCTAAAAAGTTGCTCGAGGTCATGAATATGTGGGCAAGAACTGGGTGGTATGACGAAGACGGAGGGGCAAAGTTTGAGAAGTGTTTGTGGGAAGTCGTGTCTCGGGAGCTAAAGACTCGGGTGTTTGACCTTTTGTCAGAGTGGATGATTCAGGAGGGTGGTCTAGTATATCCGGAAAAGGATTTGTTTTATGCCTTGTGCACCGCATCAAATAGTTTGCATTATTATAAGGAAGAATATTGGCCGACCATGGGTGCTGAGCTGGAGGCTGAGGCTTTGAACTGGGTAAAGGAGCATGACGAGGGTCGCTTAATAGAGAGCGGTGACGGTGGATATTTTCAGTATTACGACTGTGTAAATGAAGAGGTGTGTCATCATATGCCTCATCGTCCTAAGCCTCTGGACTACGAGGAGCAGGACCAGGAAGAGGAACAGGAAGAGATTGGTTTGGTTCTTGTGGGCGCTGAAACTCTTGTGCCGTGCTGAAACTCTTGTGCCGTGCTGAAACTCTTGTGTTCTATAGTGTTTAAAGGTGTGGTGTGTCTTGCGTATTATTTTTTTATTTTTATTTTAAAAATAAAAAAATATAAAAATAAAAAAATATAAAATAATGTTGCTATATTTTTTTAAAATTGAATTACTTATTATTTAGTTAATTGCTAGCCTAGCACTTATATATAGAGAGAAAAGAGCAAAGAAGAGCACTATGTTTGCCGAGATCCGGAGCTTGTTTGGCGATCTTATTATTGATGACGTTCTGCTACGGACAAGAATCAACACGGCAGGCGATGAAGCAGTAGAGGCTATTCAGCGCAGGTTTGACGTTCGAAAAGTTCCCAGGGAATTGGAGGCCATCATGAATTGCTGGATAAGAACTCACTCATGGTACATTGAGTACAATGATGATTATATGGCAAAGTTTGAGTCTTGTTTGGAGGCTGCTGTTGCTGATGAAATTCGTGTGTTCATGACTACATTTTTGAAGGCAAAGAGGGCAGAGTTAAAAGACGGAGTTCTCAATGAAGGTCACTTTTATGATGCAGTGGAACGGGTATCACGTTGGATGGAACTCATGGATTGGGAGACCGATAGTCGCTTGACAAACTACGCAATTTTGTGGGCACAACACTACAATGATGACGTTTTGCAATGCGACTACGATCATGCTTTCTCGTGGGTTAGCGAAGTAACTGGGACGACACATTGTAATTTGCCTCATGTTCCTAGGCATCTCAATAACGTCGATCCAGAGCTATTGTCCGTCGACTTCCAGCATGAAGAAGGTCGGGATTGCTCTATTTGTTTGGAGGCCGACGCCTAAGATCCTAGTTGTGTTAGAACCGCATGTGCGCACATATTCCATAGAGGATGTTT